ATGGAACCGAGAGGCAACGACCTCGGCGATTTCAGCGAGCCGTACCGCGGCTTCGAGATCGAGGTGAAGACCGAGCAGGTCTGGGACGGCGAGCATGCGCACTACCGCGTGCTGCAGGGCGATGTCGTGCGGATCGACTGGCGGCTCGTCAAAGTCGACGGGCTGTTGCTGACCGAACGGCGCGTGATCGAGCGCGTGCTCGACGAGGCGCGGCGGGCGGTCGACGCGGAACTGGGCGAAGGCGGGCGCGGCTAGCGCACGCGCCGGGCAGGCCTGGGCCGTGTTGCGGTAAAATAGGCGGTTGTTCCCGCGCCGTCTGGCCTGTTGCCCGAATTCCATGTCCGTACCGTCCTCGCTTCCTCCCCGCCGCGTATCCGTCGCGCCCATGCTCGACTGGACCGACCGCCATTGCCGGTCGTTCCACCGTACGCTGACGCGCGACACGTGGCTGTATACGGAGATGATCACGACGGGCGCGCTGTTGTTCGGCGATGCCCAGCGGCATCTCGCGTTCACGCCGAACGAATCGCCGGTCGCGCTGCAACTGGGCGGCAGCGAACGCGACGACCTCGCGCGCGCTGCGAAGCTTGGCGAGCAGTGGGGCTACGACGAAATCAACCTGAATTGCGGATGCCCGTCCGAGCGCGTGCAGCGCGGCGCGTTCGGCGCGTGCCTGATGAACGAGCCGCAGCTCGTCGCCGACTGCGTGAAGGCGATGCGCGATGCGGTGTCGGTGCCGGTCACGGTGAAGCACCGGATCGGCGTCGACGCGGTCGAGGACTACGCATTCGTGCGCGACTTCGTCGGCACGGTGGCTGAGGCCGGCTGCGAAACGTTCGTCGTGCATGCCCGCAACGCGATCCTGAAGGGACTGTCGCCGAAGGAGAATCGCGAGATTCCGCCGCTCAAGTACGACTATGCGTATCAGTTGAAGCGCGATTTTCCGTCGCTGGAGATCGTCATCAACGGTGGCATCAAGACGCTCGACGAGGTCGCGCAGCATCTGGAGCATGTCGATGGCGTGATGCTCGGCCGCGAGGCGTATCACAACCCGTACGTGCTGGCGGGTGTCGATGCGCGCTTCTACGGATCGACCGCAGCGGTGCCGACGCGCGAAGAAGCCGAGGCGCAACTGATCGAATACTGCGCGGCCGAACTGAAGCGCGGGACCTACCTCGGCGCGATCGTGCGGCACGCACTCGGGCTGTATCGCGGCATGCCCGGCGCACGCGGCTGGCGTCGCGTGCTGTCCGACAACAAGAAGCTCGCGCGCGGCGATCTGGCCGTGTTCGACGAGGCGCGCGCGCATCTGAACGAAGCCGAAGAAATTTTTGAAAAAAAGGCTTTGCAAGATTCAAAAGACTTCGTATAATCTTGCTTCTTCGCTGCTGAAACAAAAACAGCGAAGAGCAGAAAGCAGTATCAGTGGTGGCTGTAGCTCAGTTGGTAGAGTCCAGGATTGTGATTCCTGTCGTCGTGGGTTCGAGTCCCATCAGCCACCCCAAAGAATTCCTAGCGGTATCAAGTAGTTAGAAACGGCACTGAGATTTTATCCAGTGCCGTTTTTGTTTTGGAATTCCACAAAATGGAATTCACAGCGCCTTCCGCTTTACGATTTTGTTTCGATCGTAGACTCGCGCGGTAGTCGCCGGATTCGCGTGCAGGTCTGGAAGCGCGCCGCGTTCGCTCTTATGCTGGGTCGCGTAATATGCGCGCAGATCATGGAACGTGAAGCGCTGCACAATCACCTTTTCTTCGATCGCCTCGTTCAGCAACTTCCCCCAGAACCCTTTGAAGCCGTCGCGCGTGTAGTGCGTGCCGAACTTCGTCGTGAAGACGTAGAGGCATTCCTTGTCGCCGCGAATTGCTTCCAGGCGATCGAGCAACGCAGCAAGTGGCGGCGTGATTTCGATCTGCTCGATGACCTCGCCGCGCTTCTTGCCGCGCTGCTTCGCGCGCTTCACGCGAATGTGACCGGCCTTGCGGTCGACCTGCGGCCATGACAGGTCGAGAAATTCGATCTTGCGGTTGCCGGCGAGCGCGGCATACTCGGCCGCCATGCCCACCATCGCGCGTTGACCGCCTTGGGCGGCGAGCCAGTCCGTGAACGCCTTGAAGTCGGCCGGATCGGCTGTTTCCGTGCGCGGCTGCTCCTCGTTGCGCCGCACCTCGCGGCACGGGTTCGTCTTCGCCTGCCCGAACTCGATCGCGAGGCCGATGAGGTTCGAGAGCAGGGCGACCTCGCGGTTTGCGCGCACCGGCGCGTCCTTCCGTTCCTTGCGCAGGTAGCGCGCGACGTCCGGCGCTTCGATGTCGGATGCGCGCGCATCCTTGAAGCGCAGCAGCAGGGGCCCGGAGCATTGCTCATAGTCCTTGCGCGTGTCGGGCGCGTAACGCTTCCAGCGGTCCGTCTCCTTGAACTCCTCCCAGAGCTTCCCGATCGTCCCGGTGTCGCCGGCGGCACCGATGATGTCGAGGACCTTCCGGATAGCCGCGACCTTGTCCATGCCGAGGCCGATCGGTTTTCCGCCGGGCACGTGATACCGATAGCTGATCCCTTTCTTTCGCTGGATTGCCTCCATGCGCGGCAGGAGGCCGTCACGGAGGATGTTTTTTGTTCGTTTCATGCTGTGGTTTGCCAGTTGATGGTCGACTTGCGTTGGCGCGGCTCATCCCGGCCGTTGACCTGTTCCCATGTCAGGAGCGGATGGCCATCAGCCTTTCGCGGCGCGTCGATGCCGAGCGCCTTCTTGATCCAACGAGTCTGCGCGGCACCTTGTTTCAGGCCGCCGGTCAGCTCAATCAATTCGTCGTTCGTTACGATGCTCATCGCGTCCTCGTCATCATGCAAAGTTCGACCCAGCCGCGAATTTCTCGTTCGTAGCCAGTCAGGGTTGAATTCAGGTTCGGGGGGCAAGGCGGTGCAGCGATGCTCGTATCCGCAAGCACCGGCGGCTGTTCCTTCGCGGGTAATGGCCCTGGGCGCCGGAAACCGAGTGTCTTCGCGAGCGCATGGCTGTGCTCGATCCGACCCGCTGCGATCAGCTCGTCAAGATGCGGCCGCACGTCCTTCGTCGGCACCTTGAAACGCGCCGCGATCACATACGCCGGGTACGTTCTGCCCGGCACCATTCGAGCGAAGACGTTGTCGGTGTTCAGAATGCGCAGCTCGTGCATCGGTCGGCGCCCCATGGTCAGTCTCCCCGCGACTCGGTGAGCACGCGCAGCGCATTCGCCGCATGCTTTTCCCAGTCCGCGCCGTGCTCGAGCGCGAAGCCGGTGAGCCAGTGGAGCACTGCGGCCTGTTCGGCCTCGGGCGTGCGCTCGATCGCATGCCCGGCGGCGCGCAGCGCGTGCGCGATCGGCCCGGTTTCCCAGACCATCATGCCGAGCACGCGGCCGAGGGCCGGCGTCAGCGCCTGTGGGTAGGAGCGGGCGGTCATGCTACGATCCTCGAAAATCTCAAGGAGGCGGATCGATGAACTGGCTGGTATTGCTGGCGGGTACCCATTGGGCCGATGTCGCTCCCGAATTCAAGCTCCACGAATCGGGGGCGATGTGCTTCACAATCTGCGAGCAAGTCGACATGACTGGCCCTCTGCTCAAATTGGTGCACAGGGATGGTCCCGCGTATGTGCAATTCGCGTCGGTGGTCGCGGTTCTCGAGGCGGAGGATCCGCGCAGTCAGCGTGCCGTAGGCTTCACCGCAAAATTCGACAATTGATCCGGCTGCGATCTGTCGAGTAACGTGCGTGCCGCTGCGCAGAACGCGTAGCACGGCCTCGTTGTTGACGCGGTGGGTGGTCACGATGCGTCTCCTGCGCGTGCGGCGGCACGATCAAGCCGCTCGATCTCGGCTATTGCTAGGGCGGCAGACTTCACGAGATTGCGCCTCGGTGTGGTGGACTTGAACCACGCGTCATCCCAAGGCCATGCGTCGGGAATCCGGCCGCGACGCCATCCACCGGCCACCAACGCATAGCATCCTGCTGCGAGGGCGATCTGACCTTCAGCTGCCTCGTCGTCGTGCTCCGGTTCCCAATGCTCGACCTCGACCTGCCGGCGGCGCTCACCTAGCACGTCGCGCACTGCGTCCGTCTCCTCGGCGCGCGGCTCCGGCTGCGCATAGAACAGCCGTCGGATCTGGTACTCAACCGCCTCCAAACCCCGCGCTTGGCTGCAATTGCCCGTGGCATCAGCCAACTCGATAGCCGACTGGATAGATTCGAGATTGCCGTAAAGGAACTCGCGCGCCTCGTCGTTGAACGCGGCGGCGGATTGTTGGAGCGGCTCCGGCTGGCCCGGATGGGCGGCGAGAAGGGCGGTCAGGCGCCCGAGCAGGTTCAGTTCGGCGTCATAGATCGCCTTCGCGTCGAGGTCGTCGCCCCAATCACCGTCGACGGTGTGGCAGTCCTTCAGCGCGTCAGCACTGAGCGAAATGCTCTGGCATGCGTCCATGATCGTGGCGCGCGCTTCGGCGGTCAGCACGTTGTCATTCGGCATGGTTGGATCCTTGGAGAAGGGCGCGCAACTGCTTGAGGAATTCTCGCGAGACTTTGATGAATCCGTTCTGACACGCTTCGATGCTCGAATCGATGTAGGACATGATCCACGGATCGACGGGTACCCGAGCGTCGGCCTGCGCGGGCGGCTGCGGGGCGGCGGCTGATGCTTCGGGCATCGGCATCCAGCGGTCCGGCTCAGGCTGCATACCGCCGCTTACGTCCCACCAGCCGATATAGCCTTCGCTCTCGGTCTGGCCGGTATAGCGACCATCGAGGTCGCGATGCTCGGTGATGCCACCTTCATCGTGAATCCACCAACCCTGCTCCACGTCGGTTCCGTTGCTCAGCAGCATCTGCGTACCGTCCTTCGGTGCCGTCTCGATCGGTTGCCAGTCGCTCACCTCGTGAGCAGCCCGCACGGACGTGCGATACACAACGCGCGTAAGTGTCGGATCGCTCTTCGTCCGGTCGTAGACGCTCTGAGATACGTCGAGCCAAGCATCTTCCTCGGTCAGAATCTGGTAGATCGCCCCTTCCGCCGCCATAGCAGGTGAGCGTGCACCGGCGATGAACCCGTCGCGGTAGGCAAGTGCTTCCGAGAGCGGCGTGTCGGAGTTGGCCCAGGCACTGGCCGCAAGGAGTGCGCGCTCGCTCAGTTCGTTCGCCTCTTCCTCACCATTCTCATTGGCAGAGGCGGCGCGGGCGAGAATGCGCTTCGCATCATCTATACGATGCTGCATTCGTTCTTCCCACCCGGCGATCGCGTCGTTCTCGCACTCGTCCGCCAACGCGCGCAGTGCCACTTCAGCTCGTGCCGCCCGCTCGTCCGCCGGCGCGGGGGCGGGTTGCGGGTATGGCTGGTTCACGCAGAGCTTGAAGGTCTCGGCGCACAGTTCGGCGAAGCGCTTCGGCACGACGCGGGCCTGTGACCAGTCGGGGCAGCACGCCTCGTAGCTGGCCGGAATATCGCCGAGACGACCGCACTCGGGGCAGAAGCGGATCATCTCTTCGATCGGCGCTGCTGCGGGCTGCTCAACATGGTAGCCGTCGAACAAATGCGCGATGAACTCGGTCAGGATGAAGCGATCATCGGCGTTCGGCTCGCGCGAATCGTTGTTCTCGCCGACGATTTCGAACGTCTCGATTGCGGCGAGCGCGGCTTGTGCCGTCAGCGCATCAGCGCGGCTATTTTCGGTGGTCATCTCGGGTCTCCGATTCATCATTTGAGAAGGGTGAATGCTGTTGCAGCCACTCGCGGTACCTGGCCGTTTCCAAGGGCTTTAATGCGGTGTGCCCGATGGGCCATCCCATCAACCACTCGACCCATTCCGGATTCAGCTGGCCACCGTCCGAAGCCATAACCGCGTGGTCGATCCGATCGTTCGAACGATCCTTGCCGCTCTTGCGCTTCAGCGTTGCTGGCGACGATCCTTTGCTCGCGCTCGCGCACGGCGTAGGCCACATCCGCGACGACACCGCCTCGATCAGCGTGCCACCCTCGCGTCCCTTGCGTGGTGTGACTCGGCCACCCTTGTCCGCAAGGCTCGCCGTCGGCGTGGGCCAGAGTTTCGCCGCGCTCGACAGGCCCCATCCGGAACTCGCGCTTGCCCCCGGCATGTTGTGATTCCCGTGCACGGTAGGCGTCGGCCACATAACCTCGGATCCAGATACGCTCCCGTAGATGAGGGGCATCTGTATCGGCCGCAGATAGCACTCCCCATTCCGCATCGAACCCCATCGCGGCCAAGTCTCCGAGAACTCGTCCGAGTCCCCGAGAAGTGAGCATTGGGCTGTTTTCCACTTCGACGCCGAGAGGTCGTACTTCGCGAATGATGCGAGCCATTTCGGTCCAGAGCCCGCTTCGTTCGCCGTCGAGACCGTCACCAGTTCCGGCTGCGCTGACGTCTTGGCAGGGAAACCCGCCAGCCACGATGTCAACAATTCCGCGCCAAGGTCTGCCGTCAAAGGTTCGAACGTCATCCCAAATCGGGAACGGAGGAAAGGTGCCGTCGTTCTGCCGCGCGACGAGGATTGCTTGGGCGTAGGGATCAAATTCAACGGCGCATACGCATCGATTGTCCCGCAGCTGACCTGCAAGGATTCCTCCACCAGCGCCCGCGAAAAGATGAAGCTCATTCAATCGCATCCTCAATCAGAAAAGAAGCCTCACTGGCTGGGTGCTCGGCTAGCATGTGGCAGCTGGTTAGCATGAAAGCGCCGCGCTGCAGATCTGTTGGCGTTGTGACGGCGCCCACCCGTCACCCGAGCACCCACCGTTGAGGCTTGGATTGCCGCGCGACGGGTGCCGCGCGGGTGGGGGGGTCACTCTTCCTCGACTTCCTCGTCGGGGTGCTTGTCAAGGTCCGAGCCGGCGAAGGGGCGATAAGGTTCGTTGCTCAGCGGCACATCACCGAACAGCCCCGGCTTGACGTAGTCATCCGGCGGCGTCAGCGTGATGCCGATTTCCTGCTGCACGCGGCGCGCGATCTTGCCGTGGTCCTCGTCGTCCTTCGGGTGCGCGGTGATCTTGAAGTGCACGCCGACCGATCCGCCTTCCTGTGTCGTGAACCGGATATCCTTCAGGCCGCACTCGGCGAGCAGCACGTCCTCGGCACCGGTCGCGCCGATGTGGAAGCGCAGCAGATACCCTTCGTAATTTCTGTCCCACACGAGGTTGCGCATGAACGGGAAACGCAGCTCGGTCAGGCCGTCGTGCTCCATTTCGAGTTCGCCGGGCTTCGGCTGCGGGCGGCGGTAGAGCATGCCGCGCAGAGCGACGTCGAACATGTCGAGCAGATCGCCGCCGCCGACGATGTAGAGGCCGACGGAGATCGCGGGGACGCGCTCGGCGCCATGCTTCTCGGAAACATTCGTGCAGCTGACGATCTTCGCGAGGGTGCTGTCTTTGATTTCGAACATGGTTGCTCCTGAATGAGGGAAGGGCGGTTACGCGTCGAGCAGCGTTTCGCGGCGGCGGTTGTAGGCTTCGGTCAGGCGCGCGCGGACGTCTTCGGGGTAGTCGCGCACTTCGTCGACACACAGGTCGAGTACGTCGACGTCGGTGCACGACTCGATCCGGCGCAGCATTTCGGCCTCGTCGACGATCGGGCCGTCAGCTGACGGCAGCGCATCATCGACCGGCTTCTTCGGCTTGCGCGCTGCGCCGCGCGCCGCAATGTCCTTCAGCGTCGTCGTCTCGCCGGCCGTCGCCGCGGGTTCGCCCATCTCGAACCATTCTTCCGGGCCGCTCATGCCGTCGCGCAGGCTCGCGTAGATGCGCTTGAGGGTGACGACCTGCGCGGGCGTGATCGCGTCCAGACGGCGCTGGATACGCTTCTCGATGTGCTCCTTCGTCACGCCGAAGCCGTCGAACGCAGCGATGATCTTCTGCACGGCCTCCGGTGACGTGTCGGCCTTCGCATTCAGCGTCACGGCCGCCTGCTGCATGGCCGCGTCTACGACGTCGCCGGGGATCAACGCGAGGATGCACGCGCGCACGCGGCGTTGCGCCTGGTTGGCGATCAGCTCGTAGATATCGCGCTCGTCCTTCAGCTGGTAGCCGCCGGACTTCGTATCGCGCCAGTGGCGCACGATGAACTGCAGACGCTTCGTCGTGCGGCTTTCGAGATCGACGCAGAACGCCTCGACTTCGGAGAACGGCACGCCCTTGCCATCGACGCCGCGTGAACGCTCGCGGAAGCCCTGTTCGATGTTCCCCCACTGCTGCGCCATCGCCTCGGCCGCGCGGATGCTCGGGCCGCTGATGTCGCTGCCGCCGCGCGAGAACTGGTATTGCGACTGCTCGGCCAATGTCGGGCGCGTGAACGCGTTCAGGATCTTGTCGGTGTTCGCGATGACGTCGCGCGGGAACTGCTGCGCCATCAGGTACTTGACCTGCGTTTCCGCGAGCTCGCGGCTCTGGTCCTGTCGAGCGCCGGCAGTGTCGGCGACGGCCGTGCTGCGATTGCCAAACGGAGATGCGACGAGTTCGTTCATGGTTCAGTCCTGAAAGGCCCATGCGGGCAAAGTGATGAGGGAGATTGCAGACGGGTAGCCGGGCCACTGGCCGCTCGCTTCGCAGCGTGCGTAGGTCGCGAGGTTGCGTGCGTAGTCAGCGCGGCCCTGCGCGCGCGACGGCTCGTCGAGCATCAGCGCGTGCGCGGCGTGCGGGTAGTCGGATTCGACAGCGATGAACACGAACGCAAGCACGTCGACGTCCGCAGCGATCGAGTACCCGTCCGTGTAGAACGCATCCTGTTTGTGATAGGCCTTGCGCGCGGCCTGCCGGCGAAACTCGTCCGGCGCCGCGCTGCTGAACGTCTTCACGTCGAGCAGGATCACGGCCGACTCAGCAACGTCGCTCACGAAGTCCGGCCGGCAGCGACACGCGACGCCCGTCGCGGGATCAGTCCAGAACGCCGACACTTCGGCGCGGCCGCGCGACAGCGCCTCGCGAATCTCCGGCAGCGCGCGCACGGCGTCCGACTGGCGCCACGCGGTGTCGTGCTGATCCTTCTGAATGGCGATGCGGTCCGGGTTCGCCTCGACGAAGTCCTTCCAGACCTTCGTGTTGCGATTCACGGTCGGCCCGAGCACGTAACGGTTGCCGAACTCGTCCGGTTCGAGGATCGCGCAATGCGCCAGCGAGCCTTCGAGCTGGCCGCCGCGCGTGGTCGGCGCCGGCCGTGCCGGATCGCGATGCAGCGCCCAGAAGTGCGCAGGCGACACGTTGATCGTGTCGAGCTGCGACTTCGAGACGGACGGCAGCGCGTGATAGGCGTCGATCGACAGGTTGTAGTCGAGCATCACGCCCCCCACACACCGCGCGCGGCCGAGGCTTCAAAAAGCTGCGGCAGCACGAGCCAGACGATCAGGAACAGAATCACGCCGAGCACGGCCCAGAGCGAGACGAGTTCGAAAACGTTGCGGATCAAGCGCTTCATCCAAGACTCCGCAGATACGGGCCGGCAACGAGTGCGCCGTACCACAGGAAGCCGATCGCGATGCCGTAGGCGACCATCCACGCCACCGCCTCGGAATATTTCCTACGGGAATAAACGCGCTTTACAACCGATCGGCTGTAACCGCGAAATACAGTCGGTAGGCTGTGTAGAGGGGCGCGCATCATGCCTCCCGTTGCTGGCAGTCAGGACACGGGTCAGAGCCGTATCCATCGCCCGGGCGCCATCCGCCAATCTCTCCGCGACCGTCGCACGTCTCGCACGGCGTCGACCGTACCGGCGCAGCCTTGCGGCCGGCCTTGATGAGGGCGGCGTCGATGGTCAGGCGCAGGCCGGACGGGATCATGACCTTGCCGGCGTCAGCGTCTGCGGCGATCAGTTCGAGAGCCATTGCGAGGTCAGCTTGCAACCGGCCGATGTTCCAGTACGGCGCGAGCCAGTGATCGGTGGCCGGCGGCGGATTCGTGTTCTGGCAACCGAACGCAATCGCGCCGTCGATCGCATCGATCGCGTTCTTCCGATATGCAGGCGCGCCGGCCGAGAACGCGCGCTGTTGCGCATCGACACACTGATCCTTGGTCGGTGTGTCGAGCAAACAGCCTTCGCGGTTCAGCCATACTTCGAACGGCGTGTGCTGAGTAATGCCGCAATCACACGGCCCGTTCGATTCAGCGGGCATGTTGTGAACGGCGCAGTCGCTCGCGTGAATCGTCCCATTTACACAGGCGACGCATTGGCAATGCTTGATCTCGTTCATGCCGCACCTCGCGCGCGGAGCATTGCGTCGGCGATCAGATACGCGCGGTCAGCGATCTGCGGCGTCGACAGACCCCAGGTATCCGGATGCGCGCAAATACCCTGCATCGCCTTCGCCGCAAAGTAGTCGCGGAGCGACATACCCGGCGCCGAGGCGTATGTGTATCGCGTGCCATCGGCGCGGATTTCCGTAACTTCTTCGCCGCTCGGAAACGCCGGGCCGCCGTCTTTGATCTCGCTCATGGTCTATCCTCGGTGTGGTGTGAGACGCCGCGCGTTATGCGCAGACTTCGTCCCAAATGTCCTTTTCGCGCAGAGCTGATTCAGCCGACATACCGTCGCTGCACTCGTCGTTGCACCAGATGCCATCATCGAGTGCGCGCCAGTCGATGTCGTAGGCCTTGCACACAAGAACGAGACAAGGTTTTCCGTAAAACTCATAGACGTCATCGAGGCGCTTGGCGAGTTCATCCTTCCCGTCGAGCCACAGCCATGCCTGCATGTGATTCACTGAACGACCAGCGGACAGGCCGCGACAGTTGTTGGCCTTGTCCCATGCGAAAGGCATGTAATTGCGAATTTCTCCGGCAGGATCGGTGCATTGCACCCATTGATCCGCCGTCACGCCTTCGTTGAGAAACGGCTGCGCGGCTTCGAAGGGAAGCGCCTGAATCAAGTCGCCTCGGATGAACCCGAAAAAATCTTCGGCTTCCACACGGGTGATCTCAGCAAGAATTTCGTCTACGGTTTTCATCGGTATCCTCAATGGTGTGGTGTGATTGCCCGCAGGGCGGGAGCGGGTGGTCAGGCGCCTAATTTCGCGAGGCTGGCCGTCAGAAAGAAGCGCTTCGGTTTTCCAGTCGGCGCCAAATACCCAGGCATTGAGTGGCCGAGTACCGTTCGATTCGGCGTTTCCCAAACGCTGCGGTCGGGCTTCGCGCGCGGATGCACGTCACGCGGCCCCATGACGGCGAAGAATTCTGCTTCGTCGACCTCGACCATGCCGGCCGGGATGCTGTCCGTATCGAATGCTTGGGTAGTCGCGTTCATCGTCTTTCTCCTGTAGCGGGAGCGGTTGGTTAGCGTTTGCCGCGGCGCTTGATCGCCCCGACCGCGAGAATCACGAGCGTCAGTCCGAGCACCGCGAGGGTGCCGACGACGAAGAATTGGAGAGTGGGCATGTCAGGACTCGTCGAAGAGGCGGACACGGCGGCCCGCGTGGTCAGCGCAGCTGGAGAAGCCGGCGGCGCCCGGTCCGAACTTCTGACCGCACGACGAGCAGATGACGTTCGAGAAGCGCGGGCGGTCGCTATCGAGCGAGCGCTCGGCCTCAAGCTCCGCGTCCTCGCTCATCGCGTGCACGATGATCGACATCACCAGATCGCCCAGCGCCTCCGGCGACTCGCGGAACGCGGCGCGCAGGGCGCGGGCGTGCTTCTCCTGCGTCACGCTGTGCATGCCGCCGATCAGGTCATCGTCCGAAAGCGTCGCGATCTTCGCCTTCAGGCGTTCCTTCGCGATCTGCGCGATGAGCTCAGCGCGGTCAGCTTCGGCGTCGGCCGCGTCGTTGAACTGTTGCAGCTGGCGATCCGACCAGAAGTCGGCGGAGCGTTCGGTGGTGGTGAGAGTCGGGAGCATCTGGGGCCTCGCTGTAACTTCCAGTTGGTCTACAACTGAACATTACAACCTACAACCACGCATTGCAAGTGAAAGTTGTAGGCGAGGACGAAAAAAATCCCGCCGAGGGGGGCGGGACTTCAGCACATGCCGGGTAACATCAGGACGGATCGAATGTCACGGCCTCGGTGAACGGGTTGTAATGGAGGCAGCCGAGCGGGCGAACAGCATCTTTTCCAGTGGGGGTCTTGAGCCCCACTTGGACCGAGCATACGTTGATCGACGTCTTTCCGGACGGATCAATGCCGGCCTTCATCAGCCGCGAAACGAATTCTTGAAGCAACGCGCGGGAATCGCTCTCCGGATCCAGGTCCGAACTGTAGCGGACTAGGAGATCGTATCTTCGCGGGGAGACATCGGTCTTCATGGACTGGGCGGCAGCGTTCATCCGAATCGAATGCACTGCGTCCTGCGCGGCGCGCATAACGGCCGCGTCGTTTGTGGCGGCGAACGCGGGCAATGCGATAGCGGCTGCCACAAGGAAGGTGGAGAGCTTTTTCATTCAGGTACCCATTTTCCAATCACGGTGCCGACGATTTTCGCATTGCCGTTGATCTCGATGAACGGTTTCGGCCAGTTGGGATTGAGCGCCTTCAGCATCTTTGTGCCGTCTGGATCGACGATGAGCTGCTTGAAGGTAGCCTTTTCGTCGTCGAGAAGGCGCACTACGACCATGCTGCGATTCACCGCTTCGCGCGATGGGTCAACTGCGATGTAGTCGCCCGGTGCATATGACTTCGGGCCGCTCGGGTCGTACATGCTTTCTCCGACCACGCGAAGGATAAAGGCGCTTGGCCCGTGATTGAACGGGCAAAGGATCCAGTCCTCTGCGTCCCCTGGATGGAAGTTGTCCACGATTTCTGACCAGTCCCCGGCTTGAACCCATGAGATCAGCGGGAGCTTTCCAACGTATGCAGCCTTCTCGATCTGGCGCGTTTCGCGTCGCTCTGCCTTGGCGCGTGCTTTCGCTTCCGTGAGAGCAACCTCGTCGATCGGAAGGTCGACAGCAAACGCCTCCTCATAGGGAGTGTTTCTTATGAGATTCCGGACGCTCGTCCCCAAGATGGCGGCAATTTGCGACAGGCGGTTGGGTCGCGGCTTCCCGCCGGATTCCCACTTCTGCACAGCCTGCGGCGAAATACCCAGTTCCCGAGCCAGGTCAGATTGGCTCAAACCAGCTTCTTCGCGTGCCTTGGCGATCTTGGCGCCGATGTCCTCTTGTTCCATGGCCGACATGGTACAAGCGGCGGTTGTAGTAAGCATTGCAAATATGAGTTGAAAATTGCGGTTGTAAGTTGTAGATTCTTGGTTGTAGAGATACAACCGAGGAATCCACTCATGACTACGCATGCCATCGAGCGCGCCGCACAACTTGTTGGCGGCCAATCGGCTCTGGCCCGCAAGCTCGGCTGCACACCCCAAGCCGTTTCGAAGATGTGCAGCACCGGCCGTGTTCCGGCCGAACGCGTGCTGCCCGTCGAGGCTGCGACCGAGGGGCGCGTGACCCGTCACGAACTGCGCCCGGATCTGTATCCCGCCGAGCCCGCCAGCCTCCCCAATTCCGAAACGACGCAGGTGCCGGCATGAAACCCGCCAAACCCACCCGCGCCGAGTACCGCAACGAGGTCAAGACGCGCCTGCGCGACGTCGCGTACGAGGCGCTCCAGACCTGGAAGGCGCTGCACGGCATCGACAGCGATTCCGCCGCGCTCGCCCGCCTGACCGAACTGATGCTGTTCGGCGCGGTTGGAACTTTGCCCGCGCAGCTCGTGGCCGTCAGTGCCGACATGGGACAGATCGGCCCGCGGGTGCGCGCATGAGCGAAGACCGCGTAGAGCAGCCCGTGCGGCTGCCGGTGGCCGAAGCTGCCGACCTCGCCGTGCGCGCTGCAGAGCAGGGCGTGTCGACGCCCGATTACCTCGGATACCACGTGCTGAAGAGCGCCTACGGCGCGTTGCACCCGGCTGTCGTCGAGTTCGAGCGACGGCCCAAGCTGGGACAGACGGGGACGGAACAGGGGGAATGACCGTGGTGGAACTGTTCATCGACGCCTGGATGGCGTCCGTCATCTGGTTCGCCTTCGGCGGCGCGTGGAGGTGGTGCTGATGTGCCTCCCGAATCTCCTCACCCATTTCACGCGCCAAGGATGAAGCATGTCCGGCGACTGGATAAAAATGTGCGCTGACCTCTCCGAAGACCCGATCGTGATCGCGATCGCGGCACGCCTTGGCGTCGACGAATTCAGCGTCGTCGGCCGCCTGCATCGCATCTGGTCGTGGGCCGACCGGCACCTCGAGGACGGCCTGGCCCTCGGCATCACGCCCGAGTGGATCGACCAGTTCGTGCGTCTCGACGGCTTCTCGACCGCCCTTATCGAAGTGGGCTGGCTTTATCGATTCGATAAAGAAAGCGTTATCGATCTGCAGCAAAGTCTTATCGATTCCGCCCCCGAGACCTTTATCGATTCGTCCCTGAGCTTTATCGATTCTTATCGAAACCTTATCGATTCGCGGGATGAGGGGGGTTTGGGGGGAGTGGTTTTTCCAAGGTTTTTCAGGTTTTTGACTGGAAAAACAACAACCAAGACCAAAACCAAGACAAACCCAACACCAACGTGCGCGAGAGAAATCGATAACGCGATCGATAAAGCAACCGATAAAGGAATCGATAACGAAATCGATAAAGCTTCGGTGCAAATCGATAAAGATGAAAGTTTTGCAAGCTTCTGGAAGCTCTACCCGCGCAAAGACGCAAAGGTGCAAGCGCGCAAGGCGTTCGTGAAGCTCGCGCCGTCTGCCGAACTGCTTGAGCGGATCCTCGATGCGCTCGACCGGTTCAAGCGCTGCGATCAGTGGCTGCGTGAAGACGGAAAGTTCATCCCGTTCGCGTCCACGTGGCTGAACCAGCGTCGTTGGGAGGACGAATCGACGCAGGGCATGCGCCCGCAGCCGCAGTACCAGCGCATGACGGCTGACGAGCGCCGTCGCGCGATCAGCGATGCGAACGCTGCGGCCTTCCTCGCCGGCATTCCGACCAACGATCCGAACGTCATCGACATGGAGCACTGACCGTGAACGACCACGACAAGCGCGAATTCATGAACGAGCTGAACCTCGCGTTCGAGGCTGCCCGCCAGCCGCTGCCGAGCCCCCAGGTGCTGCGCCTGTTCTTCGACCGGCTCGCACCGTATCCGCTGCGCATGGTGCTGACTGCGATCGGCCGGCATATCGATGCGAGCGAGTTCGCGCCGACTCCGGCCTCCATCCTGAAGCACCTGCCGAAGATGAGCGACGGGCGCCCGGAGCCGGATGAGGCATGGGCCATCGCGATCCGCTCGGCCGACGAGCGCGAGACGGTCGTCTGGACGCAGGAGATCGCCGAGGCATGGGCCATCGCATCGCCCGTATTCGACGGTGACGAGATCGGTGCACGGATGGCGTTCAAGGCCGCATATGCGCGGATTGTCGACCGGAATCGAGGCGTGAATCTGCCGCCGCAGTGGGTCGTCTCGCAAGGCTTCGACGCGCAGCGCCGCATCGAGGTTGTCGAGCAGGCCGTGCGAGCGGGGCGCCTGCAGCTGGCGCATGCACAGGCCGTCGTGCCTTTGCTGACGAGCGAAAGCGATCCGGCACCGACTGTTGATGTCGAGGCGAACCTCGCGCGGTTGAAGGCGATGGTCGCGGGGATTGGGAGCGCGCAAGCGCGTGCTTCCCTCGAAAAATCCGCCCGTGCACGTGAGGCGGCGGAAGGTCTGGCCGAGGCGAAGCGTGCGGCGGTCGATCGCGTTGCGGGCCTGATCGACGCGGCCGCTGACCATGGCGTCCGTCCGTCGCTCGCGCAGTGGCGCTTCTGCTGCATGTGCGAGAAGCAGGGCTTTCGCGAGCAGGCGACGTGCTCGATCAACGGTGCGGACTTCTGCGAAGACCATCGCCCGGCGCCGAAAGCGCCGCGTCGTGCCGGCGCGAACCGTGGCGAGGTGCGGGCATGAACTGCAAACCGGGTGATCTGGCGATCATTGTTGTCGCGACGAATCCGGCCAATGTTGGCCGCATAGTCGAATGCATCAGCTTGGCTGCAAACGGAGACATACGGGAATCGGCGGCCGGACCGGCACGGGTGAGGGTGAAGCTTGGCGAGCCGGTTTGGTTCGTTCGATGTGCTTCCCTGTTGGCATCGCACAACAAGACGCGGAAGGGGCATAGCGTTCGTTACTTCGACCACGAAGGATGGATTCTGGACTCGCGCCTTCGCCCGATCAGCGGCGTGCTCGTGACCGACGACGTGGCGGACGAGGTGACGGCATGAAGCGCATCGCCCTCATCGCCGTTGCGCTCGCGCTCGCTGGCTGCGATCCGCTCGCGAACAACCTCACGGGCAACGTGAAAGTCAGCGTGGTGACGGCCGACAACGGCGTGCCTTGCGTGCTGGCTGTTGGCGGCGGCCAGGGTGGCCTCGCGATCTCGTGCGACTGGTCCGGCTCGCGCGCCCCTTCGGTCGTGGTGCCGCGATGAGCACCGACGGCGTCCCAGCAGGCAACTGCGCTGCCTACGGCTGCCCGCTACTCGGCTCGTTCGGCGTGTCGGGGAAGTGGTACTGCGCGTGCCACTTCCGCGGCTCGTCGGCGAGCAACGACGCCATCACATCGGTGCTCGTGCAGCACCGCGAAAAGGCTGAACGCGCGGTGTTCCTGCGCCGCACGTTCGCCGGCTACAAGGCGATCCTCGCCGCAGAGAACGAGCTGATCGAGCTGACCCGCGAGATCGGCATGCAGTACGAGATTGGAGGGAGTGAGGGATGACGCACCACACGAACGACGCGCGCGCGTGCGCGCATTTGGCCGAATGGAATCCAATCGAGACTGCGCCGCATGACGGCACGCCGATGCTGCTGTTCGCGCGCGCGAAGAACGCGACGGCGAGTGCCATCGTGATCGGCTGGTGGCTGCGCGATCTGGGTTGGATCGAGGCAGCCTTCACGCCGAATCATCCGGTTGGCCTCGTCCCTTCGCTCTGGATGCCACTACCGGCGTTTCCGAACCTTCCGCCCCAAAAGCAGGAGGGGACATGCTGAGTCACTGCCCCGGCAACATCTTCGGCGCGCACCGATTCGAGCCCCGCTACGACGAGCGTCCGAGTGAACCAGTGTCGACGCTGTTCGATGGCATGGTGCGCGTGTCCGCGAGGACGGCCGGAAACATGATCGACGGCAACGCGATCCGCACCTACGTGTGCGACGTGTGCGTGCGCTGCGGCGCGATGGTGAAGCGGGAGGGCGCATGCTGACCATCACGCTGCCATACCCGATCAGCGCGAACCGGTACTGGCACCCGGTCCGCATCGGCCCGCGCATCACGATCGTGCCGACGAAAGAGGCGAAGGCATACAAGGCCGACGTCGCCGCGATCTGCCGCGCGCATGGCATTCGCCCGATCGCCGGCCGCGTCAATGTGCACATCGACCTCTATCCGCAGCGTCCGCAGGACTGGCAGAAGCGCATGCGCCTGCACGGCGCCGCGTGGGACGACACGGTGCGCTGCCTGGACGTCGACAACGCGCGCAAGGTCGTCTACGACGCGCTGAACGGCGTCGCGTTCGAGGACGACGGCCGTATCTGGTCGGACAGTGCGACGCGGCGCGAACCGGACGGCGAGGCCCGCGTCATCGTCACGATCACGCCGATCGTCGTCGAGCAGCCGCAGGCAGGGCTCGCGCTCGACATGCCGGTCTCTGACCCTTTGGAGGTGTGACGTGGGACCGATGAACCTCCAGACCACGAAGCCCCGTGCACGCATCGTCAGCACGTTTGGCAAGCCAGCATGGCGCGTCACCTTCCCGGGGCTGCATACCGGCTTCGTTGGCGTGACCCTCGACAGCGCGCTCGGCGTTGCCTACCGCTGCCGTCTCGCGCGAATCACCGGGAGGCGCGACGCATGAACCTCGTCCAGCTCGCCGGCATCCTCCCGCGCGATCCGCAATTCCGCGAGTGGGTCGGCGGCTTCGTCAACGGCGATCCCGTCTCGGTCGACGAGGCCGCGCGCTTCGTCCGCATCGTGTGCAAGGTCGAGTCGCGCCGCGAGCTGGCGACGAACACGCATGCGGCCGACCGCTTCCATCACTACATCCGCCGGTTGTTTCTCGACTGGCGCGATCAGCAACTCATCCGTATGGCACATGCGGCGCCCGAAAGGGCGGGGACTCTCCGAGGCGAACTGCAGCCTGAATGTGCCAGGCAGTGACGACAGGGAAAGACCGAATCGGCGCATGGCGGTGCACCGTTGACAGCCCGGAAAGACGGGCACCCACAACCGCAAATCACGGAAGGAATGACGGTCATGACCAGAGAAGCCACCCAGTTTTCGGCCGAGCGCCAACCCCGCACACGCAAGCCGCGCGGCAAGGAGATGCGCACGAAGATCCTCGAAGCAATCAAGGAGAAGACCAAGCTTAACGAGAAGGGCTTCTACATGGCGGTCGCGCAGAAGGCGCTCCTCGAAGGCGACACGCTGATGATGAAGGAACTGCTGACGCGCGTGGCGCCGGCCGCGAAGCCCGTTGCGCCCGCCGTGCAGTTCGAATTCCCCGAGGAAGGCACGCCGGTGCAGCAGGTCGACGCCGTGTTGCGCGCCGTCGCCTCCGGCAAGGTCTCGCCCGATGTCGCTCAGCAGCTCGTGAACATGATCCGCGCGAAGCTCGACGTGCTCGAGATCAGCGAGCTGGCCGACCGCCTGGCGCAGGTCGAGAAGGCGCTCGCGGCGCAGGGTAAATGAGTCGACGCCGTCTGTCGCACGCCGCGATCACCCGCGTCGAATCCTACTTCTCAGGCGTCGCGACAGACGAGCGCCCGGCCGTGTTCGGCATCGTCGACATGGACCGGAACGTCATCAAGTGCCTGACGGTAGATGGCGAGGAGACGGACGCCGAGCCAACCGTGCTGATCGCGGAGAAGCTCGAGAGGCTGATCTACCCGAAGCGCTGGAAGATCGTGCTCGGCGGCCGCGGCTCGATGAAGACGCGCACGATCGTGTCGATCCTGACTGCTCGATCGCAGGCCCGGCGTGAGCGTGCGCTCTGCCTTCGCGAGATCCAGGCGTCGATCGACGAGTCGAGCTATCAGGAAATCGCCGAGGAGATCGATAGGCGCGAGCTGGGCGATTCGTTCCGCCAGTTGAAGAAGTCGATCCGCGTGCCGGCGAACGGCAGCTCGTTCTCGTTCCGCGGCCTGTTCCGCAACCAGCGCGCGCTGAAGGGCTTCACCGCAGCGACCGCCGCATGGGTCGACGAGGCCGAGAACGTGTCCCGCGACTCATGGGACATTCTCGCGCCGACGATCCGCGCGCCGGGTTCCGAGATCTGGGTGTCGTTCAACCCGAATCGAGAGACGGACCCGACGTGGGCCGACCATGTCGCCCCGTACGTCGATCAGATGGTCGACGGCGTGTATGAGGACGACGAGCGCCTGATCATCCGCTGCAACTGGTCGGACAACCCGTGGTTCCCGGAGGAACTGGAGCTCGAGCGGCAGCGCATGCTGCGCACCGACATGGACCGGTACAACTGGATCTGGGAAGGCAAGTTCAACCGCCGATCCGACGAGCTGATCTTCTCCGGCAAGTACCAGGTCGAGACGTTCGAGACGCCAGCGAACGCGCGCTTCTTCTTCGGTGCCGACTGGGGGTTTTCGCAAGACCCGACGACGCTCAACCGCTGCTGGGTGCGCGGCAACGACCTGATGATCGACTGGGAGGCGCACGGCAAGCAGGTCGACCTCGACGACATCTGGAAGCTGTTCGCCGGCCGCGAGGGCATGCGGCCCGAGCAGGTCGCGAAGTGGAAGGCCGGCGACGAGAAGAAATATCCAGGCATCCCAGGCGCGCGGAAATGGAAAATCAAGGCCGACTGCTCGCGGCCCGAAACAATTTCGCATGTCGCGAAGCAGGGTTTCAATATCGACGCGGCAAAAAAATGGGGTGGCTCAGTAGAGGATGGAATTGCGTTTTTGCGCGGTTTTGACCGAATTATTATCCATTCACGGTGCGTAAAGACCAAAGAGGAATTCGACAACTACTCGTACAAGGTCGATAAAACCACGGGGGACGTGTTGCCTATAATCGTCGACAAGTGGAATCACCACATCGACGGCATTCGATATTCGATGGACGGCTATATCCGCGGTCGCGGTAATGGTCTGAATATCAGCGCCGAAGCATTGGCCGCACTCGCCACCGCTTAAATCGATTTTCCTGGCCTAAAACGGCTAATTACCCGGAGATTTTCAATAATGCGCACTCGCACCATTCTCGCCGCGATTCTCGGATTCGCGCAGCCGCATTCGATGGTCGACCTGTCGACGTCCGCCGTCGATCTGCCGATCGCGTCCGACGACCACGACGCGGCGGCCGCTCCCGCGAGTGACGCGGGGGAGTCGAGCGGCGATGCGCCTGCTGCGGCCGGCGGCCGCGCAAGCGACACCTCCTCATCTGCTGCGCCTGCATCGCTCTCCGGCGACACCGTAGCCGCGGTCATGCCGCAAGGTGATGCGGATGAGCCGACTGCGCTCGCCGATACCGATTTCTCCGCGCCGCACGTGACTGATCCCACGCCGGCCGTCTCGATCGACATCGAGGATCATGCCGAGGCGCGCGAGCGCTTCGCGGGGCTGATGGCGAAGCTGCGCGGCATCGAGCACGCGGCAGTCGAATCCGTGCGCGCCGAACTGCGCGAGCTCGGCACGCTGCTGCACCTGCACTCGGTCGCATCCGGCAAGGCTGACGCGACGGGCGATTACAGCTCGTCGGACCTCTCGTAACTGACACGGCGGCGCGCATGCTCAAGAAACTGCAATCCCTCATCCCGCGCGCGCTGCTGGCGCCGACCGCACCTGCGGCCGCGCGTCCGGCGGTGGCGCTCGATGCGCGCGCCGAACCGAACTGGCCGACGATCGAAGGTCCGCGCCGCGGCATGCGCATCAATCCGGCGCTGCTCGATCAGCTGGCTGCGCAGGAAGCCGCGCGCGGCGCAGCAGTCGACTGGGAGGCGAAGTTCAAGCCGCCGGTCGTCGCGCCCGGTACCGTGCCGAAAGGCGAGGGCGCTCCCGAGGTCGCGATGGACTCGGTGTGCGACAACCTCGCGGCGACGCTCGGCGCGTGCGGTGGCTTCAACCAGCTGAACGGCGTCGACTTCATCGGCTACGCCGCGCTGTCGCTGCTGTCGCAGCACCCGCTGATCCGCGCGATGGTCGAGACGCTCGCCGACGAGATGACGCGGAAGTGGATCGAGTTCGGCGGCCAGGGCAGCAAGGAATCGGATACGAAGCGCGTGCAGGCGCTACAGGCCGCGACCGAGAAGTTCCACCTGAAGAAGGCATTCAACCGGTCGGCGAAAAAGACGGGGTACTTCGGCGGCTGCATGCTGTATATCGACATGGGCGACAACACGAACACGGACGCCGGACGGCAAGAAATTCAGACCGAGCTCACGCTCGACCGAGGGAAGATCACGAAGGGCTCGTTCAAGGGCTTTCGCCTGATCGAGCCGATCAACTGCTATCCGGCGCCGTACAACGCAGACAATCCGCTCGCACCGAACTACTACCGACCCGACGCATGGCTCGTGCAGGGCCGCACGGTGCACGCGTCCCGACTGCTGCACTTCACGCAGAATGAGCCGCCCGTGCTGCTGAAGCCGGCCTACAACTTCTTCGGCATCCCGCTCGCGCAGATGGCGCTCGACTACGTCGACCGGTTCGACACGGTGCGCATCGCCGTCGCGCGGCTCGTAAAGCGGTTCAGCACGTCGATCCTGAAGACGGACATGAGCCAGATCCTGAATGGCGGCGGCGTCGATAATGCGAGCAGCCTGCAGGCTCGTGCGCTGCTCTGGCAGATGTTCGGCGATAACCAGGGGCTGCTCGCGCTCGACAAGGACATGGAGGACTTCGTCCAGGTCAACACGCCACTCACGGGTCTCGCCGACATTGTGTCGCAGCAGCTCGAATTGCTATCTGCGCTCGCGCGCCAGCCTGCGGTGAAACTTCTCGGTATCGATCCGAAAGGTTTCAACTCGACGGGTGAATACAACGAATCAAACTGGTACGACCACGTTTCCAGCCAGCAGCAGATCATGTTCGCGGATAACCTCGATCGCGCGATCAAGATCATCCAGCTGTCCGAGTTCGGTCAGATCGACGAAGACCTCACGCACAAGTTCGTGCCGCTGCATGAGATGAGCGAGACGGAGAAGGCGACGATCCGGAAGATGAACGCCGACACCTACGCGATCTACGATGATCGCGGCGTGCTTGGGCCGGAGGAGGAGCGCCTCCGCCTCGCGGCCGACCCGGACAGCGGCTACGACTCGATCGACGTCGACAAGATGCCGGAGGCACCGGACCTCGGCCAAGGCATGGACGACGAGGAGCGCGACACCGATAGCGCCGGCGCGGTGGCTTGATGCCCGCGCGCGCGCCGAAGGTGAAGGGCGAGATGCGCGCGACGCGGCCGAGCGCCGCCGTGCGCGTCCAGTATCAGCGCGCGCTCGAGCGCATGATCGACGAGATGCACCGCTCGACGCTGTACTGGCTGCGTGCCACGTACCGCGATCGCGAACGGGAGATCGCTGCAGACACGTCGCCGGCCGCCGACCTTGCTGCGCAGCTCGCGCGCCGTGCCGCGCAGTGGCGAAAAATGTTCGCCGCCCGCGCGCCGGACCTCGCGCGCTGGTTCATCGCGAAGGTCGACCGGCACGCGACGAACGCCACGAAGCAGGCGGCCGTCTCGATGACGGGCATGTCGGTCTCGGTGAAGGACACGCTCGTATCGAACACCGTCATGCAGGCGTCGATCCAGCAGAACGTCTCCCTGATCAAGTCCATCCAGTCCGAGTATGCAACGGAGGTCGAAGGCATCGTGATGCGCAGCGTCACGGCGGGCCGCGACCTGAAATACCTGACCGACCAGCTGCAGGAGCGCTACGGCGTGACGCGGCGCCGCGCGACGTTCATCGCGACCGACCAGAACAACAAGGCGACGGCGCAGATGGCGCGCGCGCGACAGCTCGGGATGGGCGTGCGAAAGGCGCGCTGGCTGCACCTCGGCGGCGGCAAGAATCCGCGGCACTCGCATGTCGAAGCGAACGGAAAGATTTTCGATTTATCGAAGGGTCTTAAAATCGACGGCGAATACATTTTCCCCGGCGAATTGCCGAATTGCGGGTGCGTGGGCGCGCCGCTTATTCCAGGTGTTGACGATGAAGCCGAATAAAGACGAGATTATCGTCGCTTTTGACAAGGCGACGGTGCGGAGTTTCGATAAAGACGGTCGCATGCGGGTTTCGATCAGTCGAATCTCGAAAGCCGACGTGAATCCGTACTGGGGCCGCGAGATCGTCGGCGGCGACGAGCTCGGCCTCGACCAGGATCGCGTCTACAACGTCTTCCGCCCGCCGGAGGAGCTGGAGAAGGCTGCCGCGACGTTCAACACGCTACCGATCCTGCTCGTCCACAAGCACGTTAGTGCCGACGATCCGAAAAAAGAACTGATTATCGGAACTACGGGTTCAAATGCGGCGTTTGACGGTCAATATTTGACGAATGACCTCGCTTTCTGGGATGGCGCTTATATCGAGAAAATCGAAAGCGATGAACAGCGCGAGTTGTCGAGTTCCTATCGGTATAAGCCCGTCATTAAAAGTGGAACCTATAATGGCGCGCAATACGACATCGTGATGACGGAGATTATGGGTAATCACGTCGCACTGGTCGTCGAGGGGCGCGCCGGTCCCGAAGTGACGGTGGCGGATTCCCAAATTCAACCTCCCGAAAAGGTACGAAACGTGAAACTGAATCCGAAGCAGAAGGCGGCGTGGAAGGCCCGGCTCCCGAAGCTGAAAGTCGCGATGGACGAGGGCCTCGATACTGCTGGCGTCGAAGAAGCGCTGGAAGAAGCCCTCGAAGAAGTGCAGGCGCTCGGTGAGCCGGCGGCCGCTGCCGACGACGGCAACGCCGAGATCGCCGACCTCCTGAAGCAGCTGCTCGCGAAGTTCGAAGGCAAGACGAGCGCCGCGGCCGACGAGGACGACGAGGCGAAGAAGAAGGCGGCCGCCGACGAGGCTGCGCGCGCTGAAGAAGCGAAGAAGGCCGAGGAGGCGAAGAACGCCTCGGCCATGGACGCGAAGATCAAGGCCGCCGCCGACGGCGCGCGCCAGTCGATCGAAGGCCGCTTCCGCGCTGCCGACAAGGTCGCACCGATCACCGGCCGCATCGACGCGATGGCGTTCGACTCGGCCGAGGCGATCTACGCGCATGCGCTGAAGGTCGGCGGCATGGACCCCGAGAAGCACGACAAGGTCGCCTATGCCGGCATCGTCGACGTGATGATCGAAGCGCGCTCGAAGGCGCCGGTGCATGTCGCGCACGACGCCGCCGGCGACGCCGAGCTGCTCAAGCAGTTCCCGGCACTGGCAAAAATCAACCACGCGTAAGGACGGACGAACATGGGCTTCCCGAACGCAGTACGTCTTCAGCCCGAGGTCGGCGTGCCGGGCACGCGCGCCTCGATGAACCCGATCTCGGTCGTGTCGCGCATCGCGCAGACGGCCGTTACCGTCGGCCGCTTCGTGTGGCCGGGCACGGACACCGACAACCAGGTGCAGAACAGCGGCACCGGCAAGCCGCTGGGTCTGGCGATCACCGACCAGGTCGGTGTGATCCCGAACTACCTGCAGGAATACAGCATGTCGGTTCCGGCCGGCATGGCCGTGGAAGTCGCCGAGCAGGGTGAATGGTTCGCGAGCTCGGCGAACGCGGCGACGCTCGGCCAGAAGGTGTTCGCGACGCTCGCGGACGGCACGCTGCAGTTCGGCGCGGCCGGCGCGACGATCTCCGGCGCCATCGAAACGCAGTACGTCGTGGCGCGCGGCGGCGCGGCGAATGCGGTGATCAAGATCTCGACGTGGAGCCAACTCGCATGAAGCTGAACCAACTTTCCGCATACGGCATCCACCTCGCGCACGGTGCCGAGCTGCTGAACGACGCTTCGAAGGCGAAGCTCGTCGCGGCGATGGACGCGGCCGGTCCGCTGGTCACGCAGCCGAACAACGGCATCCCGCAGATGCTGACGAACTACTTCGATCCGCGCGTGATCGAGGCGCTCGTCGCGCCGATGAATGCCGAGCTGCTGTATTCGGCCGTGCAGAAGGGCGACTGGACGACGTCGACGGCCACGTTCATGACCGTCGAATCGACCGGTGAAACGGCGACGTACGGCGACTACAGCGGCAACGGCATGTCGAGCCACAACGTGAACTTCCCGGCTCGTCAGAACTACGGCTTCCAGACGAACACGCAGTGGGGCGACAAGCAGATGGCCGTCGCAGCGAAGGCGCGCGTCGACTACGCGGCTCGCCAGCAGATCGCCTCCGCGCTGATCCTGCGCAAGAAGGAAAACGCGATCTTCCTATTCGGCGTCGCTGGCCTGCAGAACTACGGCCTGACGAACGATCCGGCGCTCAGCGCACCGGTCGCACCGACCACGGGCGTCGGCGGCACCACGTGGGACGTGAAGACGTCGGACGAGATCTACGCCGACTTCGTGCTGCTCTGGAAGAACCTCATCGCGGCCGGCAACGGCCTGATCAACACGAAGTCGCGCGTGAAGGTCGGCATCCCGAACGTGTCCGAGCAGAACCTGACGAAGCAGAACACGTACGGCCAAGTGCTGCGCGATCGGCTGAAGCTCGCCTACCCGAACATGGAGATCGAGACGATCCCCGAATTCGCGACGGCGAGCGGTAACCTGGTGCAGATGATCGCCCAGGACGTCGAGGGGCAGCCGACTGGCGAGCTCGCATACGCCGAGCGCATGCGCGCGCACGGCGTCGTGCGCCGCGACTCGTCGTATTCGGAAAAGAAGTCCGGCCACGCGTACGGCGCGGTGCTGTACTACCCGAACTTCATCCAACAAATGCTGGGGGTCTGACATGGCGGAAGTCCAAGAAACGAAGACGGCGAAGCCGGTCAAGGTGTTCTGCAAGCTCCCGCACGGGATCGTCTATACGCTGCCGGGCGATCGCAGCGTGCGCTTGGTCGGCATGTACGGCGACGAGCGCTCGGACTTGCAAGTCGCGGGCATGCCAGGCCGTGACAGCATCGCCGGCCACGGCGTGACGCTGGTCGATGCCGACGACTGGGAGCAGATCGTCAAGGACCACGGCAAGTCGGCCGCGCACAAGAACGGCTTCGTGTTCGCCGCAAAGGACGACAAGTCTGGTGAAGCACAGGCGCGCGAGCAGGAAGATGCGCGCACGGGCTTCGAGCCGTACAACCCGAACGCGAACCCCGAAGACAAGACGGTCGACGGGACCAAGACCGGCGCGATCGAGAAGTAATGAGCACGCCGACGGGTGTCGTCGCTTTCGACCCGGCCGCCTTTAAGGCGGCTTTTCCCGCTTTTGAAGCACTGAGCGACGCCACCCTGAACGGCTATTTCGCGATGGCCTGCATCTTCCTGAACAACTCGCCCGCGTCTGTCGTGCAGGATCTGACCATCCGCGCGCAGCTGCTCAACTTCATCACGGCGCACCTCGCGTTCCTCCTTTGGCGCGTGAGCTCGGGCGATGGATCGAGCGCGGCCGTTGTCGGCCAGATGGTGTCGGCCGGCGAGGGAACCGTGAACGCGTCGTTCGCGCAGGTGCAGTCGAAGAATGCCGAGTTCTGGGCGCAGTCCGAGTACGGACTCATCTTCTGGCAGATGGTGCTGCCGTTCCGCACCTTCCGCTACTTCCCGGCGCCGTGCTGTGGGCGCCGTTAAGGTCACCGGCGGCGCCAAGCTCGACGCCGCGCTCGCGCGCTACCTCGACAACGCGACGCTGATCATGCGCGCGGGCCTCCTCGAAGGGGCAACCGAGCCGGACGGCACGCCGATGGCGCTCGTCGGCTTCTGGAACGAGTACGGCACCGAAGACATTCCTCCCCGTCCGGCATTCCGCACCACGGCGATCGCGCAGGCATCGCGCTGGGCGAAGATCGTCGGCATCACGCTCCAGCGCAACGGCGGCGACTTCGATGCGGCGCTGCGCATGGCTGGAGAGCAGGCGGTCGTCGACATCCAGAAGACCATCGGCGAGTGGAGCGATCCGCCGAACGCGGCATCCACGATCGCGAAGAAGGGCTTCGACGGCCCGCTGCGTGGCTCGGCCGCGGCGCCGATGCAGCACGCAGTCGCCTATGACATCGTCGACGGAGCACCCACCGAATGAACCTCCACGGCATCGTGTCCGGCGTCATCGGCACCGTGAACCCGCATGTGCCCGCCACGCTTCAGCAGCAGACGGGCGGATATACGACGGCGCCTGACGGCGGCCGCGCCCCGATCTACAACGCGTCGCCCCAGATCGCGCAGGTGCAGGCGCTGTCCGCGCGCGAGATCCAGCATCTCGACGGCCTGAACATCACGGGCGTGCTGCGCAAGGCGTATCTGAACGGTGATTGGCGCGGCGTCTACCGGCCCGGCAACCAGGGCGGTGACCGCATCCAGTTCGCAGCGGCCGCACCGGTTCCGCTCACGCTTCAGGGCACGACGTGGCTTGTCGTGCAGGTGTTCGAGACGTGGCCCGAATGGTGCTCGCTCGCGATCCAGCTTCAAATGAGGTGATGCATGCCCGTGACCATCTCCATCACCGAATCGCAGGTCTTCACGGCACTGCGCAGTTTCCTGCTCGGCATCCTGCCGGCTGGCGTTGAGGTAGTGCGCGCTCAAGACAACGGCGTCGGCGAGCCAGTCGGCGCGGACTTCGTCGTAATGAACTCGATCGCGTCGCCGCGCCTCGCCACGAACGTCGACGGTTACACGGACCCGGGCGCCGGCGGAGCGCCAGGCACACGCAACTCGATGCAGGCGATCGAGGCGCGCATCCAGCTCGACGTGCACGGCCCGAACTCGGGCGACAACGCGGCGATCATCTCTACGCTGTTTCGTGACGAATATGCCTGCATTCAATTCGCCACCGTTAATCCAGATATTCAACCGCTTTATTCGGAAATTCCCCGTCAAATGCCGTTTATTAACGGGGAAAATCAATTCGAGCAGCGTTGGATAATTGAACTGGCATTGCAATACAATCCAATCACGCAAACGCCGCAGGATTTTGCAGACGAGGTTATTCCCGAAATCGTCAGCGTGGACGCGGCATATCCACCCGGAGCTTAAACCATGTCGATCCCGGCATCCCTGATCGCATCCGTAACGCCGAGCGTCATCAGCGCGGGCGGTTCAGCCCTCGATCTCGTCGGAATTATGTTGTCGACGAATCCTCGTACGCCGATCGGCGCGGTTCCGACTTTTCCGACACAAGCAGCTGTCGCGGCTTATTACGGGCCGACTTCGACTGAAGCGCAATTGGCCGCGATTTATTTCAACGGCTTCGACAATTCGAATGTGAAGCCGGGTTCGCTCGGCTTCATGCAATATCCGACGGCGCCGGTGAGCGCGTATTTGCGCGGCGGCTCGCTCGCGGCGATGACGCTCACGCAATTGCAGGCGCTGTCGGGTACGTTGATTATCACGGTCGACGGCGTGCAGAAGACGTCCTCGAACATCAATCTCGCGAGCGCGACGAGCTTCTCGAATGCAGCGACGCTGATCTCCGCAGCATTTACCGGTGGCCCGACCGTCGCGTACGACAGCCAGTCCGCGGCATTCACCTTCACGTCAACGACGACCGGCGCGTCGTCGGCGATCGGTTTCGCGACGGGTACGCTGGCCACGGGGCTGAAGCTCACGCAGGCAACCGGCGCAGTCACGTCGCAGGGCGCAGTCGCATCGACGCCGGCGGCCGCGATGACGGCACTGACGAAGCTGACCCAGAACTGGGTGTCGCTCATGACCACGTTCGACCCGGACAACGGCGCCGGCAACACGCAGAAGATGGCGTTCGCGACGTGGACGTCGCAGCAGAACAACCGGTATCTGTACGCCGTGTGGGACCCGGACCAGAGCCCGACGACCACGGTTCCGGCGACGTCGTCGCTCGGGTATCTGGTCAACCAGGCCAACATGAACGGCGTCGCCCCGAACTTCAACGACATCAACAAAGCCGCGTTCCTGATGGGCGCGATCGCTTCGATCGACTTCACCCAGACGGCCGGTCGTAGCACGCTGTCGTTCAAGTCGCAGTCGGGGCTTGCGGCAGACGTGACCGACGCCACGATTTACCAGAACCTCGTCGCGAACGGCTACAACTGCTACGGCGCGTTCGCGACGGCGAACGACCAGTTCACGTTCTACACGCCCGGGCAGATCGCGGGCCAGTACAACTGGATCGATTCGTACATCGACCAGATCTGGCTGAACAACCAGATGCAGCTCGCCATCATGACCGGCCTCACGCAGTCGAAATCGGTGCCCTACAACGCCGTCGGCGACGCGACGATCGAGGCGTGGCTGATGGACCCGATCAACCAGGCGGTGAACTTCGGCGCGATCCAGCAGGGCGTCCAGCTCTCAGCCGCACAGGCGCAGCAAGTCAACACGGCCGCCGGCCGGAAGATCGACAGCATCCTCTCGTCGCGCGGCTGGTATCTGCAGGTGCTCGCATCGACGGCACCGGCCCAGACACGCGCCAATCGTCAGTCGCCGCCGTGCAGCCTCTGGTACATGGACGGCGGCAGCGTACAGCAACTCAACCTCGCCTCGGTGATGGTCCAGTAAGGGAGCAACCATGTCAGGAACGATTACCAGCGCCAACAGCGTGATCATGCTCGCGGCCGGATCCATCTTCCCGGTCGCGCAGCAGATTCAGGGCTATGCGGCCGAGGACATCTTCGATACCGACGACGTCGAAATGGCCGAGGTTTCGCTCGGTCTCGATGGTGTCCAGTCGTATGGCTACGTGCCCTACAACATCAAGTGGCGCCTGACGCTGCAGCCGAATTCCGACTCGATCCTGATCTTCGATAGCGTGATCACGGCCGAGAACGTGCTGCGCGACAAGATGCGCTGGGACGGTGTCGTGACGCTGCCGGGTATCAGCAAGAAATTTACGATGGTCAACGGTGTGCTGACGCGCGGGAAGCCGATTCCGGACGCGAAGAAGGTGCTCCAGCCGCAGACCTACGAAATCACCTGGGAGAAGGTGCTGCCGGCACCGATGTGACATGGCACGGAAAACGACCAACTTCACCGCGACCGACGGCCGCGACGATGGAAAGCGATTCCTGATCACCGAGATGTCGGCGTCGCAGTCGGAGGAGTGGGCGGCGCGCGCGCTGTTCGCTGCGATGAGCTGCGGCGTCGAGATCCCGGACGAGGTGCTCGGCGCGGGGCTGGCTGGCGTCGCCGCCGTCGGCATCAAAGCGCTCGGCCGCGTGCCGTTCGACGTCGCGAAGCCGCTGTTCGACGAGATGATGGGCTGCGTGCAGTACGAGTTCGAGCCGGGCCGACAGGGCGGCGCGCGCGCGTTGATCGAGACCGATATCGAGGAGGTCGCGACGCGGCTGAAGCTTCGGAAGGCGGTGCTCGACCTGCACCTCGAGGGTTTTCTCGGCGCCGCCCCGTCGAAACAGGCTTCTGGGGCGGCGGCAGCAGCAGACGCCTGATCGCGTATCCCAACGTGCCGCGCACCATCGGCGCGGTCGTTTCCCGCCGGCTCGCGACGCTTGTCGAGCTGCAAACCGTGCTGGGCCAAGACGATCTACATGACCTGCTCGAAATAATCGTCGTCGACAGCCACAACGAGCGCGTCGCGACAGAACCGAGGAATTGACGGTGGCCACAATTGTCGACGCGTTGGTGGTGACCCTCGGCTTCGACCTCTCCGCATTCAAGCGCGGCAAGGCCGAGGCCGGGTCGGCCACGAAGAAGCTCACCGCCGAGGAGCGGGGCGCCGCCAAGGAAATCGAGGATCGCAACAAGAAGGCGGCCGAATCGTTCCGCAGCATCCGCAACGAGGTACTCGCGCTCGTCGCGATCTTCACCGCCGGCGTCGGCATCAAGCAATTCGCCGAGAGCACGATCAATTCGGCGGTGAACCTGGGCTACATGGCCCAGAACCTCCAGATGAGCACGCGCGACCTCGCTGCATGGCAGCGGGCAGCAGAGCGCGCAGGCGGCTCAGCGGAAGGCATCACGGCCACTCTGTCGGCCTCCCAGAGCGATATCTCGAAGCTGAAGTTTGGCCAGGTCACCGAGGGCGTGCAGTGGTTCCTGCGCATGGGTGGCTCCGTCAAGGATCTGAAGGACGGCAACAGCTACCTGCTCGCTCGGGCGCGGATCATCTCCAGCATGTTCAAGACCGACCCGGGCCGCGCGCGCTTCATCGCGCAGCAGATGGGTATCGGCGACGGCGAGTTCAATTTCCTGAAGCAGGGCGAGGGCGCGGTGCTCGCGCTTGTCGACGCGCAGAAGAAGAACTCGGCCGTCACGGAACAGCAGGCGGCGCAGGCGCTGAAGCTGCGCAACGCGTGGCTCGACCTGCGCGACCGGCTGCAGTACGTCGGCACGACCGTCCTGCTCGAGCTGATGCCGATCTTCGAGAAGCTACTCGGCAAGCTCCAGAGCATGGCGGACTGGGTGGCCGATCACAAGGCGGATATCAGCATGTGGATCGATCGCGCCGTGACGGCGGTGCAGCAGTTCGTCGAATGGGCCGACAAGGGTGCGCAGGCCGTCGGCGGCTGGAAGAACGTGCTGATCGCGTTCGCCGGCCTGAAGCTGCTGTCGATGGCGTCTGGCGTGCTGTCGCTGGCTGGCGCGCTGCTGAAGCTCGGCGGCGCGCTCGGCGGCGTCAGCACGGCCGGCGCGAGCGCGCTGCCGATTCTCGGGCGCCTGCTCGGTATCGCCGGCCTCGCGCTGTACAGCCAGGGGCTGAACGAAGGCGAGGACCAAACGCGCCTCACGCAGCCCGGCGATACGTGGGATGGTGATCCGGTCGGCAAGGCGCGCGCCGCCGCGAACAGCGGCTCGCTGGACGATCGTCGCCGCTATCTGATGGGGCGCTTGAAGGAAGCCGGCTATACCGACGCGCAGGCGGCCGGCATCACCGGGAGCCTGCAGCAGGAGAGCCAGCTTGATCCGAATGCCGTGAACAAAAAGTCGGGAGCGGCAGGTATTGCGCAATGGCTCGGCCCGCGCGCGCTGGAGTTTGAAAAGCAGTTCGGTCACCCCGTCGCGCAGTCGACCTTTGGCGAACAGGTCGACTTCATGCTCTGGGAGCTGAAGAACACGGAAAAGAAGGCTGACCAGCGCATCCGGATGGCGAAGACGCCGGAGTTCGCCGCCGAGGTGCACGCGCGCGAGTACGAGCGACCCGGTGCGAACGAGATCAATATCCCGCGCCGGCAGCAATACGCGCGCGAGGCTGCGGGTGTCGGTGCAGGTCAACCGAACGCTGTCGCGACGACGGACGCGGCGCAGCGCGGGAATGCGCTGAAGATCGCCCAGCAGACTGCAACGGCAGCAGCGCCGGCTGTCAGCAATTCGACGTCGACTACGACGAACACGAACGAAATGCATGTCAACGGGCCGATCACCGTGCACACGCAGGCGACGGACGCGAACGGCGTCGCGCGCGATCTGGGTGGCGCGCTGCGCCGTTACAGCTTTGTCGTACCGCAGGCCAACACCGGACTGAGCTGATATGCCGCTGCCGAATCTCACCGTTCCGACCTTCCCGAACGTCCCGAATCTGCCGGGCGTACCGCCGCTCATCCGCGCGCCAGGCGAATCGCTCGGATCGTTCGCCATCTCGCTGATCACGACGGATGCGATTGGGCTGCTCGAGGGGCTGCTCGCGCCCGTGTGGGGCATCTTCGACGAGTTCGGCGCACCGATGGCCATTGCGGATACCGCGCTGAGTGTCGAATACCGCGGCGACTCGCGCATCTCGAAGTATCCGCAGGAGCAGGGCGGCTTCGCCGACTACAACAAGGTGCAGATGCCATACAACGCGCGCGTGCAACTTGCGTGCGGTGGCAGCGATGCGCGGCGTTCGGCATTCCTGTCGTCGATCGAGGCATCGAAGCAGTCGACGATGCTGTTCACCGTGATCACGCCGGATGCGACGTACGAGAATGCGAACGTCGTCGCGTACGACTATCGCCGCACGTCGAAAAACGGCGTCACGATGGTGGTCGCCGAGATCTATCTCGAAGAGATCCGGCAGACGGTCGTTGCGCAATTCGACAACACGCAGAACTCGGCGTCACAGGATTCGGCCAGCCTCGGCCAGGTGCAAGGGCAGGTGCCGACTGCGGCGCAGTCTGGACTGTACGGGCCGGTCTCGGTTACGACCGGCGTTGGTGGGGTGCAGTGATGCTGAACATTCCTCTGACGGCAAATCCTGCGCAGAAGCTCAGCGTGCTGCTCGCCGGCCAGAACTGCCAGATCTCGGTCTACCAGAAGACGACCGGGCTGTACCTCGATCTGTCCGTCAACAACGCGCCGATCAAGAGCGGCATCATCTGCCGCGATCGTGTGCTGCTCGTCCGTCACGCGTACCTCGGCTTCGTCGGCGACCTGACGTTCTTCGACACGCAGGGTGTCGATGATCCGGAGTATTCCGGCCTCGGCACGCGCTGGCAGCTGGTCTACCTCGAAGCGGGAGACCTCGCATGAGCTTCACGCGCAAGCGCATCGACCTGACGATCACGCTCGGCGAGGGCGAGTTCGGCGACGAAGGCTCGAACACCGTGACGCTGACTGGGCTGCGCGTGCAGTCGCTCATCACCATCCCCGGCGGGGAATCGATGGCGGGCGCACAGGTGCGCGCGTATGGGCTTCCGCTCTCGATGATGAATCAGCTGACCACCATCGGCCCGATCAATACCGCCTATCGAAACAACAAGCTGTTGATGGCGGTGGGCGACGATGAGAACGGCATGCATGTGATGTATTCCGGCACGATCGGAGAGGCCCATGCTGACTTTCAGGGAATGCCCGACGTCGCATTCAACGTCCTCGGATGGGCCGGGCTTTACGATTCGGTGAAGCCGGTCGGCGCTCTCAGCTACGTGGGTACCGTCGACGTCGCGACGGTCATGCAGGAGCTGGCGAACACGATGGGCCTCACGTTCGAGAACAACGGCGTGCAGGTGCAGCTCTCGAACCCGTATTTCCCAGGCACGGCTCTCGCGCAGGTTCGCGCGTGCGCGCGCGCCGCGGACATCAACTATCTGATCGACCGCGATACGCTCGCGATCTGGCCGCGCGCCGGCGCGCGCGCGACGACAGGCGACATCCAGCTGATTTCGCCCGAGACGGGCATGCGCGGGTATCCGATGTTCTCGAGCAAGGGCATCACGGTCGTGACGGAGTTCAACCCGAACATCAAGTTCGGCATCCCGGTGAAGGTGAGCAGCTCGCTGGATGCTGCGAATGGAATCTGGAACATCTGCGACCTGTCGCACGCGCTCGAAAGCGAATCTCCCGACGGCGCGTGGTTCACTCAATTCACGGCGTTTCCTCAAAATGGCTACTGACGCATTCGGCTACCGTGGCAGCCAGCGGCCCACGTCCGGCACATCGCCGTTCAACGAGCAATCGTTCCTCGTCTGGCAGATCCTGCGCACGATCTCCGGCGCGCGCCTCGTGCAGGTTCAGGCTGTGACGAACTCGGGTGGCGTCTCGCCGGTCGGTTTCGTCGACGTGCTGCCGCTCGTGAACCAGCTCGACGGCTCCGACAACGCGATGCCGCACGGCGTCATCCACAACCTGCCGTATTTTCGGCTGCAGGGCGGCACGAACGCAGTGATCATCGATCCGCAGGTCGGCGACATCGGCGTGGCGATCGTCGAGGATCGCGATATCTCTTCCGTGAAGGCGAACCGCGGGCCGGCGAACCCCGGTTCGAAGCGCATCTTCGACATGGCCGACGGGCTGTATCTCGGCGGATTCCTGAACGGAGCACCGAGCCAGTACGTCCGGTTCTCGGCGGCCGGCATCGAGATCGTTTCGCCGACGCAAATCCGCATGGCCGCGCCGTCGATCGTGCTGCAGGCCGACAACACCATCGGCTTGACGGCCGGCAGCCAAATCACCAATTCCGCGCCGGCCGTCGAGATCGACGGGCAACTGACGCAGGGGGAAGGCCCGCTCGGCGGCAACGCGGCGATGCAGGGGCCGCTGACCGTCGTCAACGACGTCACCGCGCAGGGTACGAGCGTGCACACGCACACGCACGGCGGCGTACAGACCGGCAGCGGAAACACGGGAGCACCGAACTGATGAAGAACGAAATGACCGCAGAGCGCGCGCGAGAGCTGCTCGACTACAACCCGGAGACGGGCGAATTTCGGTGGAAGGTGACACGGAACAATCGCACCCGCGCGGGAAGCGTCGCCGGCGCGAAAGAGGTGCAAGGTTATCACGTGATCAAGATCGACGGGCGCACGTACAAGGCTCATCGTCTCGCATGGCTGATCGTTACGGGTGCATGGCCGGCAGCCCAAATCGATCATATCGATCACGATCGTTCGAACAATCGATTCTCGAATTTCCGCGAGGTGACCAATCAGGAAAACCATCGTAACAAGAGGATGCGCCGAATCAATACGAGCGGTGTGACTGGCGTGAATCGCGTCGGGAATAAGTGGCACGCTCGGATTGCCGGTCCCGACGGCGCGCGCATCAATCTCGGGCGCTTCTGGACAATCGAGCAAGCCGTTCGCGTCCGCGAGGAAGCGCTCGAACGGTTCGGCTACCACAAGAATCACGGGAGGTAATCGTGGATACGCTACTGCTCGATCGCGACACTTGGGATTTGTGCCTGGATGCGTACGGCAACATCGCAGTTGCCTCGTCACCCTACGCAACTGCGCAGGACGTAGCGAGCGCCGTGCGCACGTTTCGCGGCGAGGCGTGGTACGACACGTCGGTCGGCGTTCCGTACTGGCAGGACATCCTCGGCAAGCGACCACCGCTGCCGCTCATCAAGAAGGACATCGTGACCGAAGCGCGCCGAGTGTTCGGTGTCCAAGCCGCGCAGTGCTTCATCACGTCCATGAAAGATCGCGTCGCGAGCGGCCAGGTGCAGGTTTCCACGGCCGCCGGCGTGCTTCCCGTCAATTTCTGAGGCTCCGCATGTCGACTCCTCCCACCTCAAGCGTTCCGCCGATCAACTGGGCTCCGACTGGCCCCGTCGTGCCGGCTGAATCTGCGATCCTGACCGGCGTGCTCGCCGACACGAATGCGGCGTTCGGCGGCAACATGAACATCACGAACGAGGATGGAACGCCGAACGTGACGACGCCGCAGGGGCAACTCGCATCGAGCCTGACGGCGATCATCGGCGCGAAGAACGACGACATGCTCGAGGTCGCGAATGGCGTCGATCCGGATCTGGCTGACGGCCGCTGGCAGGACGCGATTGGCCGCATCTACTTCATCGAGCGCGACCCGGCCGAGCCGACGGCGCTGCAGGTGGCGTGCGTCGGCGCCGTGAACACCGTGATTCCGGTCGGCGCGCTGATCAAGGATTCGAGCAACAACGTTTATCTCTGCACGCAGGCCGGCACGATCCCGGCGGCCGACACGCTCACGCTCGGGTTCGCATGCAAAACAACCGGGCCCGTGCCGGTGCCGGCCGCCAACCAGGTGTCGATCTACCAGGCGATCCCCGGGTGGGATACGGTGACCGTCGTTTCTGGCGTGCAGGGGCGCGACGTCGAGTCGCGAGCCGATTTCGAGAATCGCCGCCGGCAGTCGGTCGCGAAGAACTCGAGCGGCTCTGTTCCGTCGGTGCGTGGCGCGGTGCTCGGGGTAGCGGGCGTCCTCGACGCATGCGTGCTCGACAACCCGCTCGGCACCTCGGTCACGATCGGAGGTTACACGCTGCTGCCGAACTCGCTGTACGTCGGTGTCTACGGTGGCGCGGCGCAGGACATCGGAAACGCGATCTGGAGCAAGAAGGCGCCGGGCTGCAACTACAACGGGAACACGACGGTGACCGTGCAGGATGCGAGCGTCGGCTCGCAGCCGTACCCGAGCTATGCAGTGAAGTACCAGACGCTGACGGCGGTCCCGATTCTGTTTTCCGTCCAGCTCGCCAACAACTCGAATCTGCCATCGAACATCACGCAGCTGGTGCAGAACGCGATTATCTCGGCGTTCACTGGCGCCGACGGCGGATCGCGCGCGCGTAGCAACAGTACCGTATTTGCTGGCCGATACTACCCGGGCGTGATGGCGATCGATCCGTCCGTCGAGCTTCTCTCGATCCAGCTCGGCACGACGACAGCGAATCAGAATTCCGTCGACATCGGCATCGCGCAAACCCCGACCATTGCCGCGTCGAATATTTCGGTGACGCTCGTTTAAATGGATAACGTCCTTCAGACAGTCCTCGCACAGTACGCGAACAGCCCGACGCTGATCCAGCTCGTTCAAAACATGAACGGGTATATCGATCCGAGCGCGGACATCGACGCGTTCTACGACAACGTGTGGAACATTCAGACGGCGGTCGGGCGCGGCCTCGACATCTGGGGGAAGATCGTCGGGCTCGAACACGGGCGTCTCCTGAAGATTCCGTCGGCCGAGATCAACCTCGGATTCAACGAAGCTGGGACCGCGAGCGCCACGACGTTCAACTCGGGTGTCTTCTACGCGGGGCAGCCCATCACGCAGAACTACTACCTGTCGGACGATGCGTTCCGCACACTGATCCTTGTGAAAGCTGCGGCGAACATCTCCGACGGATCGATCCCGAGCTACAACCGGTTGCTGCAGAGCCTGTTCGCGGGGCGCGGGCGTTGCTACGTCAACGACCTCGGCAACATGCAGATGCGCTACACGTTCGAGTTCTATCTGCAGCCGTTCGAGCTCGCGATCATCACGCAATCCGGCGCGTTGCCGCGACCAACCGGCGTTCTCGTGACGGTTCTCGAGGAGCCGCAGAACAGCACTTTCGGTTTTTCCGAGGCGGGCGTCGGGAGCGCTGCGCCCTTCGGCCAAGGCACTTTCTATTCTGAGGTCTAACATGCAAGCAAATCAGACTCCGACGCTCGTCCCGTTGGCCTTCGCGGCGGGTGGCGCTTTCAACACCATCCCGGAAGCGTCGCAGATCAGTACGAATCCGGGCGGCGCGTCCCTGGTCGACGGCTTCCCGCCGCTCACGCGCACGCCGATCGCAGCTGGTGGTATCCCGCCTGCCGGCCTCGACATGAACGGCATCTTGAATCTGATCACGCAGTCGACGCGGTGGGCGCACGCGGGTGGCCGGTACGGGTACAACGCTGCGTTCGCAAGCGATACGAACGTCGTCGGCTATCCGTCCGGCGCGATGCTGATGAGCGCCGACGGTCTGGGTACGTGGCTCAGTCTCGCCGACAACAACAGCGACAACCCCGATACGGGCCCGGGCACGAAGTGGGCGCCGTCGCAGGCGTACGGCTTCTCCGCGGTCTCGGGCCTCACGAACACGAACGTCACGCTGACGCCGGCGCAAGCGATGAAGTCGCGCATCGTGCTGACTGGCGCGCTGACAGCGAACGTACAGATCATCCTGCCGACGTGGACGCGGGAATGGACGATCGTGAACAACACGACCGGTGCGTTCTCGATCACGGCAAAGACGGCGGCAGGCACGGGCGTGGTGATTCCGGCGGGCCCGGCGCGCGTCGTTGGAGATGGCACGAACATCACGCAGCCGGCCGAGAGCATCGCGGCTGCGACATCGTCGAGTCAGCCGCTGACGGCTGGCCAGATCGGTGCGATCGGGTCGCAAGGGAATCTGCCGATCAACACGTCGGCGAAGGTGAGCGGCGTCAACAGCGCGAACCTGCTCGTCAACGGTTCCGGTGAGCTTGGCTTGAGCAATTGGAGTTTCGCGGCTAACTTCGCGCCACAGAATGATGTGACTGGCGGAATTGGCGGATTTTTCGGAAACACTGCCGCATTGAGTGGTGCGTCTGGCTCGAACTTTACGGGAAACATGGCGGTCGGTGCAAACGTGCCGCTGACGCTTTCTTTCGATGCTGCTTCCAACGTTTCTGCTGGCACTTACTCGGTTGCGCTTGTCGCGTATAACAGCTCCGGCACCTTCATCGGCAACGTCGCGGCGGTCACCATTCCCAATGGCGCGTCGACTTCAACGCGATATTCCGCTGGTGGTACGACGCCGGCCGGAACTGCATACGTCACGTCCAGCTTCAACATTACTGGCGTGACCGCTCCGGTAAATGGCGTTGTTTGGCGCCGAGTGAAAGTCGAGCAAGGCAACACGCCGTCGCTCTATTCGCAGGAGGCCAGCATCGCCACGGTCGGAGGGGGCACGCCTGTCGTCGGCTCCGTGCGAAATCTGCGCATGTACGTCGCTACCGCCTCATCCAGTGCGACGGTTACCGCTGACGAGATCATTGCGTGTTCAGCTCTCGGTGGCGCTGCGTACAAGGTCGGGAGTGTGAGCCAGACGATCAACCTCGCGGCCGCGAATGGTATCGGCGGGATGGATACGGGGTCCGCGCCGACGAACGGCTACGTCGCGATCTACGAGATGGTCAACCCGTCGACGGGCGCGAAAGGGCTGATGGCGGTGAACGCGACGTCGAGCGTCGCGCCGAGCGTCTACGGCGGATCGAGCGCGCCGGCCGGCTACACGGCATCCGGGCTGCTCACGGTCGTGCCGACGAACGGGAGCGGGCAGTTTGCGCCGGTGCTGGTGCGGGATCGGAACATCGGGATTCCGATCAAAATGGCGCTTACTAGCAATTCCGTAGTTGGAACATTAACGCCAATTTCTCTGGCTTCGACGATCCCGCCTAACGCAGTTTCGATCACCGGTGAATTGTCGATTGCGAGTACGTCAACGTCTACCGTTGCACTGGCGGTGGCGGCGGATTCGAACTCAATCAGCCAGCAGAACACTACTGCATCTGTTGGGTCTTCTGGCTACGTTGTTAACTATGCTATGAGCATATCCACCGCCCAGACCATTTTATGGAGTAGCGCAAACACTGTCGGCACCCCCACGTACAACATTTATGTTTCTTCGTACACGATCTAGGGACTCCCCATGACGACCGCCTTCGTGGAATTTTTCGATGCAGCCGAGACGATAATTTTGTCGGTTTTTTCCTGTCCGCAGGACATCAATATCTATCCGAATCAGGCGGCAATTTCTACGTCAGACAACCGGTATGCGTCGTTCTATAACGGCTTGCCGCCTATTGGGCGGGCGGGGCTACCGGCTCCGGGCTGATGGAATTTGAGCGACGGCTGTTTGGCCCTCTGGTCGACTGATTCTCGTTGCGATACGCCTCGCGATTTCTTGCCCCTTTCGGATGCCTGGTTGCTCGATGAGGCGATAGTTGATTTCCGCCAGCGCGAAGGCAAGCGGGATTGCCGTAGCGGCCATCAGCAAGGAATTATCTCCGGGCCACGGCGATCCGGCTGGATTCCTCCGGAAGAAGTGCTCCAAAACAATGTGGTAGGCCACATAATGCACAAGATACAGGCCGTATGATCGCGATCCGATCCATGCGAGCGCGCGCCCAAAAATCGGGATCGGCAGCACATAGCCTTTCCCGAATGCCGCGCAGAACACAAATGCTGCGCTGAGTACCGCGATCAATCCGGTATAAAAGGGCACGACGAAGAACAGCGGCGATGGCAGCGCTGCAATCAGAGTTAGGCAAACAAGGAATGCGACGATTGCGAGTGGTCGGTTATTGAGAAACATCGGCTCCAATCGATCGAGCAACCCGCGAGACTGCGCCATTGCAATGATGACACCTAGGCAGATTGCATCTGTTCTGGTCACCCATCCGAAAGAGAACGGCGGGCGTGGCATGAGGATTTGACCTAGCGCAATCGCGGCAAGCGACGGCATGCGCCAGCGCTGCGGCACGAAGAACACGAAGAACGGGAAGACCATGTAAAACTGCTCTTCAAGCGACAGGCTCCAGTATTGCCAGTTCGCGCCACAATAAATTTTCGGGTTCTGGATGCAGGCTAGAAAGTGGAAGTTGGAAACCTGAAAGACAACAGAAAGAGTGTCGCCAATGTTTTGGATCAGGTTCACGAATGCGCCGCTAGAGTTGTACCAGACGGACATCGCCATCGTGACTGCCAGCCAGAACCAAGCGCTGGGCAGCAAGCGCCAGACGCGGCGCAGCCAGAACGGGATCGCCATTGACAGAAAAGACCCATCCGATGACGCGAGCGAGCGCGTCACCGACAGGGTGACGACGTAGCCGGAAATGCAGAAAAACAGGTCGACGCCGCTCCAACTGGGGAAGATCTTCCATGCGATCGGATCTTGAATCCCGCCGCCAGTGGTATAGAACGTGACCATGTGATTCCACATCACCATCAAAACCGCTACGCCTCGCAGCGCCTCGATTTCCTGATTCTTCGTATGCCGTGTCATCCGCTCTCTCGTATCGTGGGCTACCAGATCGACCTATCGTGGCGATCTGCGTCCTTCTGGCCTATTTCCCAGGAGAAGTGTTCAATCGAACCCGGTGCATATGGGTTGGCTTTGATGCACTGGCCGTAATCTTGCCAGCCCCTGTCGTAGGCTTCTTGATCAAGGCTGCTGATCGCCACGCTTGGATATTTGTCGCTCATCGTGAGCTTGCCGAGGTCCCCGAGGAGTCGGCGCAGCAGGTGCTTCATTTTTTTGGTCTCCGATCGTCATTTCCCCGCGATCAGGAAAAATTCTAGCACCTCTCGGGCGCGCGACGCCCGAGACTGACGGCTCATCGGAGCAGGCTCTGCACCATTGGCGCCAAGACTTCGGACGCCCATTGCGCGTTATACCGATAGAGGGCGTCGGTCGGGTGCACGCCATCGCTCAGCAATGAGGGATAGTCGGCCAGCCCCTGCGAGTACTCCCAGTTGAACACGACGGGCACCTGCTGAGCGACCACGATCTGTTTCAGCTGATCGAGATACGCGAGCATCGCGGCATTGCCCTCGGGAAACGCGACAGGGTTCGGCTCGTAGAGGACGACCTGCTTGCCGTGGGCGCGCGCGATCTGGACGAGCTGCGTGACGATCCGGCCGTATTCCTCCGGCGTCTCTTGCGGCAGGCCCGGCTGCGGGACGCTGTTGTAGAACGAGTCGTTCCGCATGAAATTCAGCGTGACGATGTCCGCCTTCGACGCGGCCATCTGCTGATCCCAGGGGGCATGTTTCTTGTCGGTGCCGTTTAGCAACTGCGCCGCCTCGGCGCCGTCGACGCCCTCATTGCTGACGGTGACGGCCGGTCCGAACTGCTGCTGCAGCAACTGCTGAAGGACGGCCGGCTCGCTGTTTGGCGTCACGCTGGCGACGCCGTTGAAGATCTGGAGTCCGTGGGTGGTGGAATCGCCGTATTCCTCGATCAGGACGGTCTTCGCCGGCGCGGGCGTAGGCTGCTTCGCCACGGTGGGAGTAGTGCCACCGTCACCACCGCCCCCGCATGCTGCGAGCGCGCAACTGAGCAGCATCGTTACGGCTGCGGCTCTCCATCGGGCACCTCCTCGAGGTGCGCGCCGAAGTCCGCCATCTTCGCGAGGACGCGCGCGAACTCGTCCTCCGTGAGCGCGAGTTTCGACGCCGCCACGAATGCCATATGCGGGCTCATCTCTCGAGGAGCCTGACCACCCGTGTACTTGCGCCACTGGTGGTCGCCAGCCAGCCAGAACAGATCGGCCATTTGCTTGCCGGTCAGGTTCAGCTCGTGCTTCAGGGTCGCGAGGTCCCGCGTTCCCGGGGGTGTGTACTTGATGGGCATGGGAGCAGACGCGCGTCGAGCGCGCGCGAAAAGCGAGTTTCATGATCGTTTCCTATCGGGATGTCGGGCTGCGCTGGATGCGCTACCGCTGATCTGAAAATTAGACCCTCTGGGTCTAGCTGTCAAGCCCATCATGTCGCTGTGCTGTAGCCGGCTGCATCCCGTCGATTCTCGCTAAATGATTCTCTCGATTTCCGCGTAAACATTTGACCGATAATCAGGCCATCTGATTTTTGATTAACGGATTCCGTTAAATGAATGGTCAAAATAACACGCAAAATAACCCCGGTTCTTGGCTTGTAAGTGCAAAAACCGTGATTAGTACGGTGGCCGGCCTCGTTTCCATCTTGGCCGCGCTGGTAGGGGCTTCGGCGTGGTGTATTGGCCTTTATTCGGGACTTTCTAATCGAGTTACGGTGCTTGAACAGAGTAATCAAGCGATGCGTGACGATTTGAAAGATATCAAGCAAATGGTTTCACAGCTCGTATTGGGTGCGGCGGGCAACCGGCCTGAGACTCGACGGTGGACAAAATGATGAAATGGAAAATCACACTGGCCGACAACTGGCGAACGCTGCATCGTCGCGGCACCGTCATCGTGAGCGGCGCGCTCGCCGTCGTGACGGCAGCCGGCCCGGCGATCATCGAGGCGTGGAACTCAATGCCGGCCGACCTGAAAGAGCTGCTTCCGCAGGGCGTGCAGCGATACGCGGCGCTCGTCGCGTTCGCGCTGATCCTCGTTGTGCGCTACACCGCGGTGCGCCGCGTGCCGCCGCCAGCCATGCCGGGCGAGGGGAATGTCGATGGTGCTCAATAGCCTGTTCGCCGCGATCGCGCGGCTGTTCGGCGTGAACCCGGCGCCGGTCGTCGACGTGCAGACGCTGTCGGATTCGCCAAGTAGCATGTCGGGCGCTGCACCGACGCCCTCGTTCGAGATGGGGAAAACGGACATCGGCGTGCCTGAGATGCAAGCATCCTCCCCGCAAAGCGCCGAGCAGCAAGCCTCTCCGGAGCTGGCGGGCGGCGACGATCAGGCATGGCTCGAGCTCTGCCGGCCGCTGTCGCAGCACTTCGAGAGCTGCTACCTGACCGCCTATCCGGACCCGGCCTCGCCGCTCGGGAAGGCGCTGCAGGCGCGTGGCCTCTGGTACAAGGTGCTCGCCGGCGCGCCGATCCCGAATGATCCTGCGCTGCGTGCGCTGAGCGGCGCGCCGTGGACGTGCGGATGGGGCTCGACAGGGCCGGACGTGCGTGAGGGAACGGTCTGGACGCAGGCGATAGCCGACGCGCGGCACGACATGAACCTGCGCGCCGCGGCCGCGCTCGTCGACCAGGCCGCGCGCGTGCCGCTGTCGGCGCAGCAGAAGGCGGCCATGACGAGCATCGTGAACAACGTCGGGCCGGGCCGCGCGCGGCGCGCCGGCGATCCCGGGCGCGACGGCATCATAACGCTCGCCAGCGGCCAGCCGTCGACGCTGCTGCGGCACCTGAATATCGGCGACATGGCCGGCGCGGCAGCGCAGTTCGACGTATGGAATCGTGCTGGCGGCGTCGTGCTGGCCGGTCTCGTGCGCCGGCGCGCGGCCGAGCGCGATCTGTTCCTTACCGGCCACTGGAGCGCGGCATGACGACGATCCTCATTTCCCTGTTCGCGAAGCTCTGGCCGTATCTGGTTGCCGCGGGTGGCATCGCTGCGGGTGCGCTGGTCGGCTGGTCGAAATCGAAGGCGGCCACGGCTCGCGTTGCGCAGGCTGGCCAGCAGGCCGCAGAAGCGCAGGCGGCTGCCGCGGCCGCGCGCGAGCAGGCCGCACAGTCCGCGAACGCGGAAGCCCAGGCGAACGCCGATGCGGCGCAGGCCGGCGCGGTCGCCACAAAGGAGAGAAGCGATGCAGAAACGAACGTTGGCGCTCTGCCTGCTGGCGGTGCTGAGCAGCAGCTGCGCAACGACTGGCAGCGCGACTAAGCCGTCGGCGGCGCCGTGCGAGCCGCAGATCATCACGAAGACGCGCATCGTCGACACGGGGTGCGACTGGACGCGTCCGATCTACGTCAGCAAGACGGACGTGCTGAGCGATGAGACGGCGAAACAGCTCCTCGCGCACAACACGGCCGGCGCAAAGAACTGCGGCTGGAAGCCGTCTGGAAAGTAGGCGTTCGGTCAATCACCCATCCTAGAAATAGCACTGCGCGAGCTGGTCACACGTCTCGTCGTCCAGTTCGTCAAGGCCAGTCGCGCGCACCCAGCAGCTGCAGCCATGATTGGGGCGAACGCGCATCGGCGAGCATTTCGGATGCGTGCAATGCGCTATGCCCGCACCTGGCTCAGCCGTGCCGGCCCAGTGTTCGCATGTCCAGCACGTAATCTCGACAGTGCGAACGTGCAGGCCAATGTAAGGAACATCACCGGTTTTCATGATGCGCAATCGCACTGTATGGTTGTACAGTGTATCGCGGAGTATTATGCGACCGTCAACCACTTAAAAAGGTGACGGAATGTGCACAAATTACGTCGCGCCGGGCGACGATCCGGGCCTCAATGAGTTGAAGATCAACAGCTTCCGAGACCTGTATCGCTGGACGCCGTGGAAGCCCGAGATCTACCCGGACTACGACGCGCCGATCGTTCGCGGCACGGAAGACGGTATGGAGGCGGTGATCGCGAACTTCGGGATGATGCCGAAGGCGTTCCAGCCGGCCGGGAAGCACTTCATGACTGTCAACGCGCGGTCAGAAACCGTCGCCGAGAAGCCGGCCTACCGAACGGCGTGGCGCAACGGCCAGCGCTGTTTGATCCCCGTGAAGTGGATCTACGAACCGAACTGGGAGACGGGCAAGCACGTGCGCTACCGGATCGGCGTAGCCGACTGGCAACCATACTGCGTCGCGGGCATTTGGCGCGCGTGGCACGGCGCAGATGGCGTCGAGACACTCGCGATGGCGATGCTGACCGTGAACGCTGACGAGCACCCGTTGATGAAGCACATGCACCGGCCCGGCGACGAGAAGCGGTCAGTAGTGATCCTGCGACCGCATGACTTTGAGGAATGGCTCACGACATCGAATGTCGACGCCGCGCGGGCGATGCTGCAGCTCTACCCGGCGGATGAGATGGTCGCGGAGGCTGCGCCGAAGGCCGGGAAATCCGTGGAATGAGTTGAAAAAAAGCCAGCAAAATCAAAGGTTGATTTTCGGCTAAAATTCCACGAAAACCTCTGCAACCCTTGCTGCACAAGGATTCGTCGATAGGATTGTGATTCCTGTCGTCGTGGGTTCGAGTCCCATCAGCCACCCCAACAAATTCAAGCACTTAGCCCAGTCATTGCGACTGGGCTTTTTGCTTTCTGGCTTCCATGTAACCATGGTGTAACCGGATTTAGTCAATTCGTCACGAGGCTCGTTGCGTCCCAGTCGCTTCGCCACCCAGTGTTCGATTGCTCACTACCTCCCCAACTCCGATAATGCTTTCGATTAATAGAAAGAGGCGGGGGCCGACGTGAGTAGCAACGATAGCGGAAGCAGTGCGTTGGGCGTCATCGTCATTGCGGCGGTGGTCGCATGGGGAGCAAGTAGGGGCTGGTTTTACCAGACAGGACAGGAATGGTTTGATACCTGTTGGGCGTCAATCAACACCAAAGCTCCGACGACGGCGGCAGAGGCGACGGCATGGGCTCAATGCGAACCGCTGACCAAGAAAGCGTTGTTTGACGCAGGATATGTATTCGGCGGCAATCCCGAATATGCCGCGACGCCAGAATTGAAGGCTTTGGAGGCTTCGTGTCCAAGCAATTGGACAGATATTCCACTGTCCGGTGTGCATGTGCTGGCTATCGACCTGCTACAAAAGGACGGCGGCCCACAATGGCTCGATAAATTCTTACCGCCTGACCGGATGATTGTGCGGACGTTCGATAAGCGTTGGCCCAACTGCAACACGGTGAGAGCTTCCAACGGATTTCCGAAGATTGTCCAGAAGGGAGACGGGTTCGACTGGGCCGCCCCATGCCAGCCTTGCGAGGCGGAAAAGGCAAGCATGGGCAAATAGGCATCTAACCTTTCCGCGTTTCTCGGTGGCATGTCTAACGTCGGAAAGCTTGGCACCCCTGCATGACTCTTCTCTAACGTCGGAGAGGTAGCTCTAGCTACTGACGCAACTCGCCCGACATCCGCTACCATCCCCGTGAAACACGATAGCTGCGGGGAGCAAAATGGGCGGATGGACTCGTATTTGGGTGGTAGCGACCGTTCTGGCCGGCGCGGCTGCGGTGGTGAATTACGTGGATGCCGTCCGAAACGCTGAGCGGCAAGCGACGACGGCGTACCAGCAAGCACTCTCCGCTTACGATGACTGCCGAAACTCGCCCCCTCAACCAGCGCCAAGCTCCCCGCGTGTGCAATCTCGTCCCGGTGATACAGGTCCTGTTTCGGACCTCGTGTCCACGCTTGAAGCGGCGGTAGCGGCGACGTGTGACTTTGCGAGGCAACCAAGAGCCGAATACGCAGCACAACAGGCGCAGCAGCGTGACGATTCGATTGCGACAGCAAAGGGTGGCGCGCTATCAGTGTCAGCCTTGATAGTTGCTTGGGTGAGTGGAACAGTTGGGGCTCTTTTCTTCGCGGTCGGATGGATCCGCCGCGGATTCCGAAAGAAGGCGCAAGGATAGTTCGACACTACGTCTTGCACGATGCTGCCCGCAGATTGACTGCTATTTGGCTGTTACCAGCCAAACGGGAAAACGCACCGTCTGTTTTCTCTCTGTTACCAGACGGCGCGCGATACTACTCTTTGCTGCGTTAGCGGCCACCGGTCACATGTGCATGTACGGCTGAGTCGACTGCATCGGCGGAGCTTGAACGGCAGGGCGCCCAAATCCGAACGGAGCGACCGGCGCGGGCGCTGGCCCTGCTTGTTGCCGATTATGAGACGCGGCGAGAAGGCCGAGACCAGCGAGACCAGCTGCACCGAGCATCCAGGGCGCCGCATTGAAACCACCCATCGTTGCGCCGCCAATCGGAGCCGCCCCATTCACCGCTCCCGAGATGCCACCGCCGAGCGCACCGCTTTGTGTTGCACTCATCCCGCCACCAGGAAGGAAACCGCCGAACAGCCCCGTAGGTGCGAAACCGAGCGCGCCTCCGAGATTGCCGCTCATCGCTGAGTTGAGCCCCGAGCCGTTCGGCGTAACGCCTCCTGTCAGACCCGTATCGCCATACGCTGCGGGGCCGTTAAAGAATCCATTGAGCCCGCCAACGCCCGGGCCGCTGGTTGAATCGTTTCCAAAGCCGAAGATTGCCATTTCATCTACTCCTGTGAAAGTCGTTGCCGACGAAGTTAAGTCATTGACGCTTAGCGGTAAGCAGCTCACGACAGTGGTCGCGCAACTCGCGTAGAGCCTCGGTTACGGCTCGCTTCTGTCCTGCCCATTCCGCAGAGCGGAGCCCGTGCTTCGTCGCGTTGCGCGACGCCACGGCCTTACCCTGCTCGCTGCGCGGCCCTGTCGCGCGGTTCCACGGCTGCCATTGCTGAATCAATTTCGCTTGCCGCGCTCGCCGTTCGGGTGTCCAGCCATTCGCCATTGCTCGCCTCCAAAAGTTCGTTCGTTGAATCCGGTGTTTTCTCGCGCGGGGGCGCCACCGGGCCGTTGTTGACCTGCTGAGGGCCATTTGCGACGTTGGCTTGCCTGATGAACGCTATCGAGCGAGGTGCCTTGAGTTCGCCCAGGGTCTGCAACGTCGCGCGGCACTGACTCTGAGCCTTCAGGGCCATGCGCATGTAGGTCTCCGTTGCCGTGAGGTATTCGCCCATGTTGAGTGCGGCGCGACGGGCAAACTCATTGAACATGGCATCGAGCGAATGCGCCTGGCTCATGAGCATCGTCTCCGCACGGTCGAGGTTGCCCTCGTTCACGCCCTTCGTTTGCCGGCTCATTTCAGCGACGAGTGCATTGATGTCGACGCCCTTCGCCAGCAGATTGAAATAGCTGGAAGTGGCAGCGGCACCCACTTCGGGTCTGGTAATTCCCCGCGCGATGCTTGTGTCGTCCGTCTCTCCAGGCAACTGGGGAATATTCATGACCCTAGTGACCGATTCAGGCGCCCTCGAGCGGGTTTTCGTTTTCTCAGTCATAGCCACCTCAGAAGGCAATGTCGTCGTCTGCGAATGCAGGCCCACGCGCCGCCCGTCCGTCATCGTTCGTGGGACTGCTGCCGCTACGCTCGGCGCTATTACCTTTGCCCTGCACGGCGGCGCGCACCTTGGCGGTCACAAACTGCGTGCCGCTTTGACCCGTCCGGCTTGCCGCTGTCCCATAAAGCTTCCCGCTCACCAGGCCATCAATCATCTTTCACCTCCAGTAGGCAGCTATCGCCGCCCGAGTTGCCAATACACGTCCACGCTAGCGCGGATCCTTCGCGGTTCTGATTCCCGAAACGTCCCGTTTTGTCCCGTTTCGGGAGTTTCTGGGTCCCGTTTTTTCCCGCTCCGTATATATAGATACGGGCGGAAACGGGACGGACTCCGGGATGGGCGGGAAGGTGGGTTACTTGCGCCATAGCCAGCCGTCCTTGGAGCCATAGACTCCGTTTGCGACAAGGCCGGTTACGGCCGCCCTGGCACGCTCGTTACGCTTTCGTGGCTCGCAGGTCAGGCTTGACGCCACCAACCGGACAGCAGCCTCGATTTCGATACAAGGGTGGGTCGGCGGCGCGTTGCCTTTACCGAAGTCCTGGGACTGGCGCAGCGGTTCGGCGAGGGCGTCTAATGCGATGCGCTGGTTGCCACCCTGCGGAAGCTTCACGCGCGCTACCTCCTTGGTGCTCTCGTCGGGCTCGACAACGCACGAGGTAACCGGTTCGCCGTGCTCGTCGTCACCCAGCTCAACCACGCGTAGAGCGAACGCATTGCGCCCACCGTCGGCGTCGTCCTTGCTCTTGGCGACGCTCCATTCCCTGCGGGCATCGGTGCGTGAAACCTCAATGGCGGCGTCGAGCGCGGCGTACAGGCTGCTATGACCGCGGAGCCCCTTCGTGCCATCCTTGCCGGTGTGATGGACGAGCAACACCACGCCGCCAAGCTGGCGCTGCGCCTCCTTGCACGCTTCGATGAGGTGGCCCATGTCGACACTCGAATTCTCGTCCGTGCCAGGGGCCGCACGATTCAGCGTGTCAATGACAAGCAATCCATCTTGGCCGCCGACGGCCAAGACAGCCGCGCATAGGTCGGCAATGTCTTCAGGCTGGCGCAAGTCGAGCGGCTGGGTGACGAAGTGCAAGCGGTCCGACAGCGGCATTCCGCGATGCGCGTTCCATGCGCGTGCCCGTTTGCTTAAGCCCGCCTCGCCCTCGAGACATACGTAGGTCACGGGACCCGCATGTGCGCGCCGTCCGAACCAATCAGCGCCTGCCGCGATGGCCGCGCAGAGGTCGAGCACCAGAAAGGATTTCCCGGAACCAGACGGGCCATAGACGGCAGCGAACCCGGAGGCGGGCAATACGCCCTGAACCATCCAGCGAAGCGGCGGCGCGGTGAGCAGGTCGTCGGCCGATTGGAGCCGATACCGCATCGGTGGTGTCTTGGCGGCGCGGAGAAGATCCGCCAGTGCGTCGATGCCGTGCTGGGCCTCGTAGTCGTTCGCGTCATAGTTCGCCGGCTTGTCCGAGGGCAATTCGACCCACGCGCCGGTAAGCTCGCGGGCGATGGTTTCGGCATCCGCCTCTTTGCCGCGGTCCGGCACGATGACGATGCGCGCCGCCGGAAACCGCTTGCGCAGCACCTTCGCGATGGAGCGAGTGCGGCCAGAGCCGAACGTGACCGCAGCGGCGGCGTGGTAGTCCGCCTTGGCGCATGCCCACGCCTGCCCGATGCCCTCGCATACGTATAGCGTTCCGTCCGGTGTGACGTCGCCGACCATGAACAAGCCATCGTTGAACGACGCGCCTGGTGCGTTGAGCTTCTTCCCGGCACCCGGGGGCGGAACGAATTGGACCGTGCAGAGCATGCCGTCGAACGAGCGAACCGGCACCGCCAGCCAGCCGGCGACGCGCTGGCCGCCTATGGTGAGCGTGTCGTCTTTCGGCACCACGTGTAGGCCGTCCGGCGTGCCGCGTTTCGCAACGATGTAGGGATGGTCGGCGCTTGCGGCCGGATAGCTGTCGAACGTCGCGGCCAAGTCGGTGCGCGGCTTCCGGGGAGTGTCGACGTTCGTCGGCTTCCCGACCGGTATGCGTGCCGCCGGCATGACGTTGCGCGGGTGCGTATCACGCCAGCCGGCATCCATCGCCATTCTGAATAGTGTGGCCGGACCAATACCGCCATCCTGCTTAAAGCTCTTCCATGCGGACTTGGCGTCACGTTCTCCGCCGAAATTGGCGCCGGTCGCCGACCACTCGAGAAAATCAGCCTCGGACAGACCCGCTGCCTTCGCCGCCATGCCGGCGCTCACCCACTCACTGCGCGGGCATCCGGCGTCGAGCGAAAACAGGGCGTCACGTGCTCGCGCGGCGTCGTGACCATTCATCATGCAGCCACCTTGTCGTGTGCAGCGAGCCAACGGCTAACCTTATTCCGGTCGCTCTCAGTGAGGACATAGACGCCGGCTTCAACTTCCTTGCCGTCGCGGTCGTGTACCGTGCGCATGAAGCAGGGCACTTCGAGCCCCTTGGCGCGCAGGTCGGACACCAATGCCGGACCATTCGAGCATCCCGCTACACGGTCCAGTTGCTCACGCGCCAGTCCGGCCGGCGATGCTAGCAATGCGCGCAGTGCGCGCACATGACGGGGGCTACGTGTTCCGATAAAATCGACGTGTGCATTCGCGCTCGATTGGCTTTTGTCGGTCGGGCGTTTTTTATTGTTCATTTCACGCGTGCCCCGACAGTTGCTCTAGGGCATCCGCGGGCCACATCAGTCGGCCGTTCGGCAACTTGACCGGGCGCAGATTGAAATATCCGCCGGTATTGCAAAGCCTCTTCCTGATTGATTGCGGACGAATCGAGAGGAGCGCGGCCAACTCCTCGGTCGTGATGTGGCGGCGCGTGGGGAGGGCCGCAGATTGCTGCATGGACATGTAGGGGCTCCAAGGTCACGCGACTCAATGCGAATCGCTTGGAGGCACCCTGAATTGCGGGGCTATGTCGGCAGATACCGCCGTATTTGAGTTCTAGTCCCCATGTGGCTTTACGGGGCGCAGTCCCGTATTTGAACCGTATTTCAGTCCCGCAATATCTCTGTTTCTCGCTCCCACTGCTCGCGCCACTCCCGCAGAGCGGTCTTTTTAAAAACGGAATCGAGCGCGGCCCACCCCACGCCCTTATCGCGGAGCCCCAAGGCAATCGTTATTGGGCTCCAGGTTGCAGGGCCAACGCCCGGTCGCCCCTTCGCTTTGCGAGCCTTATTTAGCCAGAGCGTGCGCCCGTCGCCCAACGCTTTCGACCATTGGTTGGCGCTCCACGAGTAGATGCCGTCGAACGCAGACGCAATCACTGGTGTTGCTAATGGCGCAGGGGATTGCTCTGTCGGTGCGTGATGTGTTGGCACTTCGGACACGGGGGTAGATGGATCGCCCTGAGATATGGTCTTCGGTTCTTCGGGGGCTTCCTGGGGTGTTCGAGGCGTCGATTTCTCTTTCCATCTGAGCCGAGCCGCAGTCAAATCAATCGGCGCGTAGTCCGTCCGCCCGTATATGGTCAGCTTGCCGTCATAGACCGCATTCAGTAGGTGCCGCTCGTAGCTTGCCGCAATACGACCTCGCAATCGCCCCACTGGGTCGCCATCGTCCGCGGCATCGCCTGACGCGAATAACTCTCCCTTCGCCTCGTGCGGATCCATATCGACGGGAACGTAAGCCGTCGCTATCAATAGTGGTAGCGTGCCGCACGGCTGGAATCGGCGTTCGGAAGGAATGTCGGTATGTTCGTCGGTTACGAGTAGCTTCAGGAAGGGAATCGCTACCTTGTTGGCAGATGCCCACGCGGTGAGTTCGGCCACGTTGAATAGGGCGAATCGGGCATCATCGCCAATCGCCTGGTAGCGCAGTTCATATCCATCGGCAGGCGCGCCGCCGATTCCCTGCTGACGTTCAACAGCGAGACGCATGCCGATGTGCACCGACTCGCTCAGCCCATCAGCCCATTGCAGCCATGCAGCCGGCGTTGCCTCGGTCATATGATGCGCGATTGCCAACCTCTCCAGTCGCCGCGCGTGTTCCTTCGCGGCGCCTGCGCTGTCATTCCTTTTTAGCGAAAGGTCGGGGAACGATTCAGGGTCGAGGGCGGCCATCAGTCGTACGGCGTGAGCGGCAGCCCAGCGTGGCATTTTTCCCGACCAGTAACCCCAATCTATGCACTTTCCGTTATTGCCAATTTCCGCCATATCGGCAACGTCTTGCACGCTAATATCATCGATTACGTTGCTCTTGGGCGTTGTCAGCGTTTCCAGTAACGCTTTCAAGTCAGCTACCGCAACAGTTGCTTTCGATGGGTCAATAGGCGCGATTTCCTTTCCCGACCACGAGTCAACGCGCGGTGCCACGTCTGCCGGCAGGCGGTTCGCTTGCACCCAGTCGACAAGAAGTGAAACGGCATCGTCCCACGTGCCGCCGACGCTTGTGGTTACGAGATATGCGGCTTCATGGAGCGTTGCCCGCTGCTTGTGCTGTATGAGTCGTGCCCGGTCGTGATGGTCCATTCGCGCCCTTCATGCGCAGGCCTTCAATCGGGAGCCCCTGCCAGGCCGGTGAAGGTGTCCGGCTCTTCGCTCCGTCGAGCTAGGCAGAGGCAAACCATCATCCTACATTCAGCGCGGACTAGTATCGGTCGTCGTTTGCGGCTTCGTGCACCTCGAAACGCCGCATCTGCCACCCGCGGATCTGCACCAGTGCTCGCGCCCATTGCGCTGGGGACAGGACGCGCCACCCAGGTTCAGGGCGGGGCCAGAGGCGCTTCACGCGGAAAGCCATGATGTCCGACCAATTGGGGTTGGCTGGATTCGCTGCATCGGATGGTGTGTATAGCGCGACATAGGCGGGCACATCGGCAAGCTGCGCCAGATGTTGTATCACGCCGGCTGGCTTCTCCTGGCCGATGTCGCGAGCCACTTCAACGAGAGCCAAAGGAACCTTGGCGCCGTTGTCGTATTCCGTGAACAGCACCGAATCGAGGTCAACCATTGTGAGCGATTCAGCTTGAGCCGCCTGCAAATATCGGCGAATCGACGGTGCACGGTGCCAAACACCATATGCACGGTCGCGAATTTCGTATTGTTCGAGCCTCATAACCGGCTCCTCAATAAAAACGGCGCTCAATCGCGCCGAGGTAACGGGTTATTGTTGGAAGGCGTCAGTACGCACCGTTGAGGGGGCCGTGATTTTGATGCCGCGTTTGTCTAGCACGTCATCAAACGAGCCGCACGGGTTGCCGCCCATTGCTCCCAACGCTGCGTCCAGCTTGCCACCAATTAGCGGCAGCAACTGATGAATCATTTCGCAAGTAGCCCAGTCCGTTCCGTTGTCGAGCGACTTTTCGACTATGGTCCATAAGGTGTGCAGGCTGCTGACTGCTTCGTTCACGCTTCGTGTAGCGGTGGCGACAAGCTCGGTAGAATTGCTGTTAGGCATGACGAACCCCGCGCGCGTCGAAACCTGCCTTTGCTGCTCTTTCACGAATTCCGTCGATGTCGTTCGCCTGTAGGTCTGCTTGCAGAGCACCGTGCTCACAAAGAGCTTTGATTTCGCGGTCATCCGTCAGCCGGGAAATGCTGCGAAAGATTGCACTCATCGCCTCGGCCTGCTCGTAGGTGATGTTTGCGGTGTATTCGACGTCGTCGATGGACACAGGTACAAATCCGTCTATGAGAACGCGTTCGGTAGAATCGTTGTTAGCCATGATACGAACCTCCATTACAGGTCGTGTTGTGGTCAGGCGGTCTTGGTGCGCCAACACCTTGGCCGCCGCTCTCCATTACTAGATGCGCCCGAAATGACCTTCGAAGTAACCTAGGCCGCCCGGGTCGCCGTTGAGAATCTCCGTGCAGTTTTCAGCATCGCGCGCCGCGGAACGCAGCAATTCCCGCAAGAGAACGAACGACGACGTTTCGTCGGGACTTGGATTGCTGATTCTTTCGACGCAAAGATCGTGCATCGCCACGAGCGAGTGGAACAAACGTTCAATCCGGTTCGCTACCTGCGAGACTTCCTCGTCGGTAGCTGCCTGCCTACGAGCGATACAATCAACTTCAGCCATGATTCAAGCTCCTTCAAGCTTGGTTGTGGTCAGGCGGCGCGAAGTGTTCCAGCACCCGCGCCGCCGCTTTACCTGATACCGTCAGGCTGCGGTACTTGCCTTTAGTCCCGGCCTCTCCGGTTCCGGCGTGAATTCAACGCCGGCTTCATCGAGGATCCACGCCTCCAGTTTGTCGTGCCACTTGCGCAGAAGGTCGAGCGGGCGCACGTTGTAATGGCGCTCAGCAATGGCAGACGGCTTGTGTCCCATGATTTGGGCTTTGATGCCTGACGGGACTTCGGTCCACTCGGCAAGACTCGAGAACGAACGGCGAAGGCCATGCAACGTCACGGGCGCGATGCCGGCAATCCCGCAGACGCGATGCAAAGCGTTGTTCGGCGCGGCAAGCCGGCCATCCCCTGAAGTCTTGCTGGAAAATACCCACTCTGACGGCTGCCAGGTTTCACCTTTGGCTTCCAGGCTGCGCATCTGGCGGACATTCGGCGGCGTGTCATTGATACGCTTCAATTCAACCAGAACACCGGCGAGGTAGGGCGTGAGGGGAATTACTCGCCCCGTCTCGGTTTCCACCTTGTCCTTTAAGCGCAGGCTGCGCCACCGAAAGTCCACGTCGTCCCAGCGCAATTCGGCCAATTCCTCACGGCGCGCGCCGGTCAGCAACAAGCCAATCAAATACGCCTCCATCACCGGGTTGCTGAGCTGGCGCACGGCATCAAACCATGCGGCCAGCTGCTCGCGCTGGATGGAATCGGTCTTGGCAGCCTGCTTTGGCAGCGCGTCTTTAGAAAGGCGGGTCGCGACGGCTTGCTGGTCGATGAGGCCTTGATATTCAGCTCGCGATTCGCACCACGTCGCGAATATGCGCAGCAGGTTGAAGGCCAGCCGGACACGTGCCGGACGGTGAGTAGCTTCCTCAGCCAGCCAGTCACCGACGCGCTCGGCGTTCAGGTCCGAAAGCCTCAGCGGCATTAGCGCGGCAAGGGGCCCGGGCTCCGTTAGCCCCTTGCCGCGCTTTTTCGGCTCGCCGCCGGCACTGGCGAGTGCTACATGGTCACGGTAGTGCAGGTCGCTCCACTTAGCACGGCGTGCGTCAATGTATGCCTTCCAGGCATCTGCCAGCGTCGCGTCTTGGCGGCGCGCCTCAGCTTTACGCGCTTCGCGTGCTTTGTGCTGCTCGGCGGCTTCTTCGCGCGGATCTTTGCCGGCGTCAATCAGACGTTGCAGGCGGCGTGCTTCGTCTCGAGCAGCGTCAATGCTCCAGTCCTTCGGCGAACCAATCGTGACCCTCACGGTCGCCCCGTTCAGCTTGCCTTGAAAGATGTAAGCGAGTGAGCCGGCAGCCGTAGCACGGAGGCCGAGGCCGGACGCGCCGCTGTCCCAGAGAAACGCCTGAGACTTGCCGGCCGGACAGCTATGCCCGTTGACGCGACCTGCCGTGAAATTGACCTTTGCCAC